GGATAAAAAACAAGTTTGGATTCAAGCGTCATATAATCCTGTATTTGGTGTCGATGGTAAAGTTCAACGAGTAATGAAAATTGCAACTGACATAACTGAAAGGATAACACAATCAATAGAAATTGAGAAAAAGAACACTTATTTAGAGCACGCAGCAAAGATTCTAAGACACGATATGCACTCAGGTATTAACACATACATACCTAGGGGAGTTAGTTCATTAGAACGAAGATTAACTATTGAACAAATAGAAGAGTTAAAAATATCAGCACCATTTAAAATGATTAAAGATGGGTTGAGCCATGCTCAAAAAGTTTATAAAGGTGTTTATGAATTTACAAACTTAGTTAAAAAAGATGTTGTATTAAATAAAACAGAATGTAATTTAAAAGATATTTTAGACAGTTATTTATCTACAACTTCATACAAAAGTCAAGTTCAAATAGACGAGTTAATAACTAAAGATGTGAACGAATCATTGTTTTGTACATCTATTGATAATCTAATACGAAATGGTTTGAAATATAACGATTCTGATACAAAGTTTGTTAAGATATTTATGGAGGGGGATTTGTTAATAATACAAGATAATGGTAGAGGAATCACCCAACAAGATTTTGACCATTTATCAAAACCATATACAAGAAAAGAAGGACAAAAAGAAAGTGGTACAGGATTAGGGTTAAATATTTGTGTCGCAATTTTAGAAGAACACGGATTTAAAATTACTTGTGAAAAAAATGAAATTGGTACTAAAATGAAAATAAACATAAAATAAAAAAAAACAAAAAATGATTGATACGTTAATGTTGGTAGATGATGAGGACTTGTTCCATTTAGTTTTTGAAGACGCTTGTTCTTTATTAGATATTAGTTTGTCACTAAAATCTTTGAATAGTTCTGATGAAGCCGCTAAACTTTTTCAAAAATGGTTGAATAGTGATTTTTCAGATAGACCTGAGTGTGTATTCGTTGACTTAAATATAATCGGTTCTTCCTTTGATGGAATAGAATTGATTAGAAAAATTAACTTTGAGTACGGTAATAATGTGGTTATAGGGATTATATCTTCTTCTAATGAACCTGAAGAGCAAGCAAAAGCTGTTCAAGCTGGAGCACAATTTTGGATTATAAAATCTGATGATATTGAACCTAGGTTAGAAGAATTCAAAAAAGATTATGAAGGGTATAAAAAAAGAACTGCCCCATTTAAGGTTTATAAATAATGAAATTTAACAAGGAAACAAAACAAGAGTTAATTGAGTTACTCGAAAATAAAAATATTGGTTTAGAAGGTAATATTTTGAAGATTATTGACTCTTCAGATGACCCTGATTTTACCAAATATTTAGAGAATTGTAAGGATAAAGATAAAGAAACAAGAAAAAAGAGATTAGAAATAACAAAACAAGTTCAGGAAAAGAACAAAGATTTGATTGAAGTTAATGCTGAAAATCAAAGGATAATGGGTGAACTCCAAGAAACTTTGAAAGAGGTAGAAGAATCAAAAATGATTTTCGAAGTTCAAAATAGGGAGTTACTTGCTTGGCAACAAGACAACCAAAGAATGAGTGTAGAACTTCAACAAGAGATGGCCAAATCAGAGTTGGCAAGAATCCAAGCTGAAGAAGCTAAAACTGCTGCGGTTAATGACTTGGATGTTTTACAAAAGAAAAAACAAACCGAGTTAATTGGGAATATTGTAAGAATTGCTTTGGGTGTTATTATATCAATTGGTATCATAACCACATTTATGTATATTTTGGCTTTAGTAATAAACAAAGATACACAAATGATTGGTTCTACTTGGTCAAATATGTTAGGTATATTATTAACTAACGCATTCAGTATAATCGGTACAATAATGGGGGTAAAATACTCAGGAAAAGAGGAAAAAGAGTAAAAAAAAGGGGTCTATTTCGACCCCTTCTTTAATTTACTAAACTTAGCTTCACCTTTATAAACATTTTCTACTTCATAAGCTTGTTTTCCCATTTTTTTGTCATATTTCCATATTTGGATTATGTCTCCGTGGTCAATAATAACTTCTGATTTAGTGTTTTCTGTTGTTGAAGGTTCAGGATTTAGTTTTTTTGCCATAATTAAATAATTGCTTCAGTAAGTTTTTTTGTAAGATTCAATTCATAAGCTCTTGCCAATCTTGTAAGACCACAACCCCATCCGAATCTTGGGAAGAAATCCAAAGATAAGAAATGTTCTAGTTCTTTTTCTACTCTTTCCTTACCAAATAATTCAAAAAGTTTTGCTGAGTAGTTTCCACCTTCGATTGTGTAGAACATTTCTTTCATACTTTCTTTATCACAACTTCTTTCAGCAGAACCGATTGTTTCTTGACCGAAAAGGATAACATCAACTTTTTGGAATTTGTCACCTTCACCTTTTTGCATATTCCAGAAAGGATTTGTTCTCAATGGGAAGTTTTGAAGTGAGATAGAATCTCCGATTTCATTCCACATTTTTGTTTCGTGTTCAGCTTCAAGAATTTCTGTTCCGTATTTTTCACAAAGTTCATTATAATCTACAACTGTTGGAATATCAAATCCCAAATATTCTAACATTTCCGCTTGAAGTTTAACCATATCTTCTTTTGTTCCTTTTGTTTCAACTTCAAACATAGGGAAGATTAAGTCGTGACGACCAGGAATCGGGTTGGCTTCTTGTCTATATGATGTTGAGATACAATATACACCAGGAAATTCAGGATTTAGAAGTAATTCATATTCCAACCACATTTGACCTGTTTGTGGTAAAGGCCAAATTTCACCTGAATATTCAAATTTTGTGATGCTATGTGGATTTTCACAAGCGGCAAGGATTGAAAGTCTTGATTGTGTTGGAACTTCCAAGAAACCTTTGGCTTGGAAGAAGTTTCTCATCTTTTGTACTAACTCGTTGTAGATTTGTGTGTTTTTCATTTTTGTTATTAATTTTGTTTATTGGTTTATAAAAAAAAGCCCCCTAATAATAAGGGGGTTATGAATTAAAAATTGTATATGTTGTTTAGATTGATGTCCATTTTTTTTCTTTTAGGAATAAATACGATAAGATTTTAAAAAAATCAATTTTTTTATAAAAATAATAAAAAAAATTATGTTTTGTCATCAAAACTGACAATTTGTCAGGTTAAAAAGGTTTGGATTAATTTTTTATAACAAATGTTTGTGAGTAGAATTGACTACATAAAAAATAAACAATATAATTCAAACAAAAACGAACAAAATATGAGTAAAATTATTGGAATCGATTTAGGGACTACAAACTCGTGTGTAGCCGTAATGGAAAATGGAGAACCAATTGTAATAACAAACAATGAAGGTAAAAGAACAACCCCTTCAATCATTGGATTTGTTGACAATGGTGAAAGAAAGATTGGAGACCCAGCAAAAAGACAAGCTGTAACCAATCCTGACAAAACAATTTATTCAATCAAACGCTTTATGGGCTCAAATTATGACGAAACCAAGTCAGAGGTTAAGAGAGTTCCTTATAAGGTCGTAAAAGGGAAAAACAACACCCCAAGAGTAGAGATTGATGATAAACAATTCTCACCTCAAGAAATCTCGGCAATGGTGTTACAGAAAATGAAACAAACTGCTGAAGATTATTTGGGACAAGAAGTAACTGAAGCCGTTATCACAGTACCTGCTTACTTCAATGATGCTCAAAGACAAGCAACAAAAGAAGCTGGTGAGATTGCAGGTCTGAAAGTCAAGAGAATTATCAATGAACCAACTGCCGCAGCTCTTGCTTATGGTCTTGATAAGAAAAACAAGGACTCTAAAATCGTTGTTTTTGATTGTGGTGGAGGTACTCACGATGTATCTGTACTAGAATTAGGTGGTGGTGTATTTGAAGTATTATCAACCGATGGTGATACACACTTAGGTGGTGATGACTTTGACAATGCTATTTCTGATTGGTTAAAAAATGAGTTCAAAAACGAAAATGGTGCTTGGAATGATGATTCTATGGCAATCCAAAGGTTAAGAGAGGCCGCTGAGAAGGCAAAAATTGAATTATCTTCATCTCAAAGTACTGAAATCAACTTACCTTACTTTATGGTAATTGATAATCAACCAAAACACCTTGTAAAAACACTTACAAGAGCAAAGTTTGAACAAATTATTGATAAATTGGTTGAAAGAACGATTGCGCCTTGTAAATCAGCTCTTAAAAACGCTGGATTGACAATCAATGACATTGATGAGGTTATTTTGGTTGGTGGTTCTACTAGAATTCCCGCAATCCAAGAAGCTGTTAAGAAATTCTTCGGTAAAGAACCATCAAAAGGTGTAAATCCTGATGAAGTTGTCGCTTTAGGTGCCGCAATTCAAGGGGGTGTATTAGCTGGTGATGTAAAAGATGTACTTTTATTGGATGTTACCCCACTTTCACTAGGAATTGAAACAATGGGTGGTGTGATGACTAAATTAATCGATGCAAACACTACAATTCCTACCAAAAAGTCACAAATCTTCTCTACTGCGGTTGATAATCAACCATCAGTTGAAATTCATGTGTTACAAGGTGAAAGACCTATGGCCAAAGACAACAGAACTATTGGTAGATTCCACTTGGATGGTATTCCACCATCAATGAGAGGTATTCCTCAAATCGAAGTAACATTTGATATCGATGCAAATGGGATTATAAATGTTTCGGCCTTGGATAAAGGTACAAACAAACAACAAACCATTAGAATTGAGTCATCTTCAGGTTTATCACAAGAAGAAATTGATAGAATGAAGAGGGAAGCAGAAGAAAATGCTGAAAGTGATAAATTGGCAAAAGAAAAAGCTGAAAAAATCAATGAAGCCGATAGTACAATCTTCAATATTGAGAAAACTTTGAAGGATTTGGATGAAAAAATATCTGATGAACACAAAGAAGAAGTTAGAAAAGGATTGGAGGAGTTGAAAGAGGCTAAAAACACTGGTGAGGTTGAAGTTATTAATCAAGCATTAGATAATGTCAATTTGAAAATGCAACAGATAACGCAAGAATTATACAACAATGTTAAAACAGAAGATGAACCATCAGATGGGTTTACAGGTTCAGATGTAGAATTTGAAGAAGTGAAGTAAAACAAAAAACCCCTGACTATTCGTTGGGGGTTTCTTCTTTTTGTTCATCAGTTTTCTTTTCTTTTTGAATTTGGTGGATGATGTAACCAGATATTGCAAACTCAACACCAGCCCACATAATTAGGTCAGTCATAGTAAGGGTTGAGTGTTTTTCCAATAAGAAAAAAATCATTCCCCATTGAGCGATAATGAATGCAATACCTGACTCGATTCTTTTTTTGGAAAAAAATGATTCTTTTGACGAATACATATTTGTAACCTCTCTAATTAACCATTTTATATTTTCCCACCCAAAAAATAGTTTGTTTTTCATAGTAGATTTTAATTATAAATAGGATATAAAAGAAAAAGAGGACGTAGCGATGTCCTCTTTCTTTGTTGCCATAACAGCAAACGGTCCTAATAGTCCTCCTAAGAGGTTAGATTATTTACCTTTAGCTAATTCAAGAGCTCGTTTCAAATACTCTTTTGTTCTTACTGAAGGTGTTAATTGGTCGTCTTTTGTTTGAAGGGCTAATACTTTCTCAATATCCTTTACTAACTCAGTTCCGTGTTCATTTTCTTTATATAATTCTATTATTTTATCCATAGCTTTATTACACTGACCAGAGGTTTCATCATAATAGTTTTTATTTCTGAATTTATTAAGATTGTGCATCATATCATAAGCTAAGTGAGCGCCACCATCTTTTATATCCTTTAGTACTCTTAGATTATTCAAAATACCTAAAGTATCAACAAAAGAATACACTCCCTTTTTTCTTTTGGATACTCCTGGTGCATAATCTACATATTCGTCAGCTTTACCAACTATTTCGTCCAATGGAATTGTATTCTCAGGTACACATCTAGGTTTGTTTTCCTTTTCTTCTTGAGGAGAACCAGTTTCACTAACTATTTGTTCATTAATGAGTCTTTTAAGTTGTGATTCTGTTATAGTATATTTTTTCATTTTAAGTATTTTTTCTTTATAAATATCTTGATAATAAAATAAAAAAAATCCCTATAATTTAGGGATTATTCTTTTTCATCTGTTGTATCTTGATTGATTTCTTTTGATGTAATATTATTGTATAACCACAAATCAAAAACTAAGAAATATATCCACCAAGTTAATAATGATATTGGATAACTCTCAGGGTATGAACTGGTCATCCAAAACAAAAAAACAAGTTTTGCAAAAATAAAAATTCTTAGTGTAGTTAAAAAGAATGAATAGAATTGTAACATATTTTGACTTTTTGATAAAACTAATAATTTTTATTAAAAAAGTCAAAATTAAATTCCCCATTTACTTCTTATATAATTGAGAATTTCCCCTTTAGTTATTTCCTTGTCGTTATTTTTATCGAAAGGTTTATTTTGTTTTGCAATTATAGCTCTTTTCCTACTTGTGTCACCCAAGACATAATTATCAGGTTTACCAACAGCAGCAGGGTAAAAAACTAATAGATATGCTTCTTCTGGTGATGAAATTAAAGGTATTAAATTTCTATGTTTGTTGTAAAATTGTTCTACATATTTGAGTTGTTGTATAGCCGACATATTTTTCAAACTATCAACAGATGTACCTAAACTCTTTGCAGTAAATGGCATAAACTGAATCAATCCTGTCGCTCTTGACATAGGATTTTGAACCGATGGACTCATTTTACTTTCGAAGTACATTGTGGCCAATATTATTTTATAATCCAAACCAACATTTTTACCAACTTCTTTTACTTTTTCCAAAAATTTGTCTCCATGTTTTTCAACTGCGAATTTTTCGAATTTATTACCACTCAAACTCGATGTACTTCCTAAAGTACTATCTAAGCTTTCACTTTTTGTTGTAACAACTTTATCTAAATCACTAGAATCTATTCCTCTTTCGGCTAACAAGTTTTTCAGTAAATTAATGTCATCAGTTGTAATTTCACCTTTTCTATTTGAACCTTGATCAAACCTAAAATTATTCAAAGAGTAAGTAAACTCAGGACTTTCCGTACTACTAATACCCCACTCTGGTTTTGAGTATCCTAATATTTGTAATGTTTTATGTATCAATGGAATATTCTGAGACGATAGGGTATCAAAAACTTTATCTGGTTTTGTTGATGGAATTGTTTTTCCGATATAATTCTCAATATGACTTTTCATTATTTGGTGTTTACTAGAACTTGGGTGTAAACCATCTGTAGTCCAAGTTTCATCACCAACTACACTCGGAATAATAATTGCTTTAGAAATTGATGAAAGTTGTTTTTGAAAATCGGCCATTCTGTCTCGACCTTTTAACATACAACTTTTATTACAATATTTGGTTGGTTTCAATTTTTTGTCTGATGAAACTGAATCAACATCATAACCTTCAAAAACATATGGTGTACCACCTTGAGCAACAACTAAATCAACCATTTTTTGAATATTACCTAATGCTTCATTAGGACTTACTAATGAAAACATATCGTTAGTACCACCATAAATGAATACCAAATCGTATTTCTTATTTTTTAGTTCATTTCTAAGTGAATCTAACATCCAAGAGGTTCTTTTTCCACCTTTTGACAAATGTGTACTATTCCATTCAGGATGGGATTTTGCAAGAAGATAATTCCAAGTGTAATCCGGACCAGCACTCAAGCTATCACCAACGAAAAGAACATTCAGTCTTCGTGAATCACTTTCAGATAGAAAATTTATGATTTTTGAAAGTTGATTTTCTTTCAATATTATTCGCATTAAAATAATTTTCTTTATAAATATAGAAAAAAAACGATTTAATTTTAATTGTTGGAATATAATATTTATAATAAAAAGACATGGAAACAAATTTGGATAATCTTATCAAAAAAGTATTGAGAGAATCATTAAACCCTCCTATGAAATTAACTGAACCTTGTATGATTTCTGAGGATTTGAAGTACCATTTAGAGAATAGAATTTCATTAAATGAAAATGTCTTTAGAATATATTCTGACAAATATTTTAAGTTAATTAATGAAGTAAGAAACTTATATATTGATGGTAAAATAGAATTGAATGAAGAAGACAGTTGGTTGGTTGAGTCTAACTTGGGTAAAAAGGTTTTATTAGAAAATGGTGATGAGGTTTGGTTAGATGCCCCAATGTATGAGGACGAAGTTGAGGAACTTTTGTTCGAAGCCAAACATCACGGAAAAAATGTAAAATTGAATTCTCCATTCAGAACACCTGGTGGGCCTAAAAAGTTTGCTGTATATGTTAAAACACCAAAAGGTACAATAAAGAAAGTAACATTTGGTGACCCTAATTTAAGGGTAAGAAATAGAAATCCGAAAGCGGCAAAATCATTCAGAGCTAGACACAAATGTGAACAGAAAAAAGATAGAACAACTCCAGGTTATTGGAGTTGTAATGTTGGAAGATATGCAAAAAAATTAGGATTAAAGTCGAGTTCAAGTTGGTAATGGAAAAACTTCCCTTTATTCAAGAAGTTATTGGTGATAAAAGATTAAGAATATTTTCCCCAAATGTTGATGATGAGGAATTGAAATGGCATAGGGATAGAGAAAATAGATTGGTCGAGGTATTGGAGGGGGAAGATTGGTATCTACAAATGGATGACGAATTTCCCAAAAAATTAGTCGTTGGTGAAAAATATTATATACCTGAAGGTGTTTATCATAGGGTGATAAAAGGTAATCAAGAGTTGAAAGTCCTGATTACCTTTGTCTGATCTTACTTATTATATCTTTTTAACGCATTTTCAGTTATAAACACATATTCGGTTTCTTTGAACTCCTCAAGAGTTCTGGAGTTAGTATAAGACATTGCTGATTTTAAGTAATCCTCTAAGTTTTCAATCCACTTATCCAAAGTATACTCAACCTTGTTATATTTTGTGATACCTTCGGAAGTTATTAATTTATCCTTTCCCCATTTTTTTTGAACTTCTTTTGTACTCATACCCCTAAACTTTTTATACATAAACTTTCTAAGAAATTTGAAGTTATCCCAAACATATTTGGAAGTATTTTCATTTAAGGGGATGACTTTACCTAAATAAACAGGTGAACAAGATTCTAATGTTTTATTTAACACTCCCCCTAACATAACATAATCAGCACCAAGGGCTAAGGCTTTGATTATATCATCATAGTTTCTAAATCCACCATCGGCAACAATATTTGTACTATATTTTCTTTTCTTTTTGATGTTACTACACTCTGATATTAATGAAGCCATTGGATAGTGAACACCTGTATTTGCAGAAGTTAAACATCCTGAACCACCACCAATACCCACTCTAATGAAATCGACACCAAGTTCTGCAAATAATTCATAAGTGTTTGGATTTGCGATATTTCCAATCATTAATTGGTGATTGGTTTTCATATTTTCAACAAAATATTTACACAACTCATATAGTTTTTCCATATGACCATTAGCAATATCTATTAATATTTTTGTTCGAGTTAGTTCGGCACCATAGGTTTTATGTCGATTTATCATCAATTCGAAATCTGATAAGGATATTGACCAAAATGTATTGTCGTAATATGGTTTTTCACCTCTGGGTAAACATACCTCAAGATTTTCATCTAAAAATATTTCATAATTGTTACGATTAACAACGGTGTCCATTGGACTAACAATAATAGGAAGTGTTCCTTTATTTGTGAAAATATTAATTTCACTTCTAGATGTTATTGATGAGATTGTTTCAGGAACTAATGTAATGTCCTTAAAGTCGAATTTTTGCATAATTTATCCTTTTTGATTTAAGGATAAATTATAAATGTCGAAAATTCAAATATTATGATTTGAATCTTATAACTAATTTGGATAATAATTCTTTGAAGATAATACCTGAAAGTGTTAAACCTGTGAAGCTAATAATTCTGATAGCTAATTGTTTCAAATCAACATTTTCAGTACTTCCATCTTCAACCATTTGATATATCATAGGTAATATAGGAATAATGAAAGTATAACTTAACATATTTGTTATTTTGTGGAAAGTTAACCCCAGACTATCAATAAATTCAATAAATGTGTTTCTGAGTGTATCAGTTTTTTTCAATATTCTATCAAAAATTCCACTCAAACCATCCTCATATATTTTTGTATAGATTTTTGTTACAATTTTTTTGTTGTCTACAAAATATGTTGCAATTACACCAATTAAAATTAAAACTAACTCACTCTCATCAATCTCAGGATATTTTCCTCTTACGAAATCTTCAACAGGACCCATAAAACCACCGATACCAGCACCCCAAGTTAGAAGAAATTGTAAATTCATTCCAATTTGGTTTTGAGCCTCGTTGATAATCTCTTTAACTCTTTCGGTATTTTGTTTTATTACATTACCAAGTTCTTCACCAGTACTTTCAGTGATAATTATTCTTTTTTGTTGTTCGGTGATTATAATTTTCATAATAATAAATATTGTATAAATATTTATATAGAAAACTAAAATTATGATTAACCCTGAATTGCAAATTGGAGACAGAGTAGTTCTTTTGACTATGGAGGGAGAACCTGATATGAATTATGGTGAAAAAGGTGAGGTAATTGGTATTACAAAAGTTTTCGGAAACAAACAATATAAAATCAAATGGGAAAATGGGAGGATGTTGGATTTGTTGGAGGACGCTGACAAGTGGATGTATGAAGAGGATTTCGACAAAATGAAAAAGAAGAAAAAAATAAAAGAAAGTTATACCATAACAAAAAAGGTTTTAATGAAACAATTGAACCTACAATAAAATAAGATACTATTTATAAATAAAAAAATATGAACGCATACTTTTTCAAGATGAATCAAGCCGAAAGAAATGATATCTTAGACCAACACAGAAAGGTATATGATGGTTTTGTAACTACATATGGCCAACAAATCAATCAACAACCATTATATACCCAAGATTTTGCCAATGACAAAGAAGGTTTAACGGTTAGTAATAAAGGTGTGGTTAAAACATACACTAACATAGGGATAAATGAGTCAAATGCAATGACTGGTGCAAAATATTTACCTGATGTTTCTTTTGACTTTGGAGGACCTGATGACCAATTTGAGACAGAATATGTTGGTTTCGGAGGTGAGGATAAAATTGCTGATAGTGAAACTGATATGGAACACGGAACTTTTGATGATGATTCAACAACATACACTTTGGATTTTGAATTAGAAAATGAACCTCAATTTCAAAACATAGATATTTCTGAATTTGATGATGAAATTGATAATATAAAATCACTACAAGAACAATTAGATAAAAGTTTGGATATGTTCAAAAGATTCAAAAAATATTGATATGGAAGTTATTGAAATAATTTCTTATCACATAAATCGACTTGAAGAGGTCTTGGAAGTTTCTTTCAGAACAAATAACGATAATGAGGATATATCTCGTGAGAGTAAAATTCCTTTCTATGATATATCAGATTTTGGTTATTCCTTTCATGAAGAAATTGAAGATGAAATAGTTGAGGATGAATACGAAAACTATTTAAATGATTATGAAGATGACGATTTATTCGTTGATGAAAATGATATTTTATCTTTTCTTAATGAATATTATACACTCTTTATTGATAAATTACCTAAACCTGAATTGTTCTAATGGGTAGATTTGAAATAGATACTATTATCGATCTTATGAGGAATTACACAACTCAGAGTAACGATGGTGAATTGGGTGAACAAGACGCAGCACCTGCAGGGTCAACTGGAGGAGGGTCTAAACCAACATACCCAACAGTAACAAAATGGGAATCTGGTGCGACCAGAGGTTTAGCAAATCCTGTTGGACTTACAAAGTGGCGAGAGGTTTATAAAATTACAAGGGGTAAAGCAAATACTTTATTGTAAAATAAACTATTTATACTAAAAATATATGAGCTTAGAAATTTCTCTAAAACAAAAACTCGGAGATATCAAAAACAAAAAAAATCAAGTTATTTCAGAGGGTAAGTATACTATTAATAGATTTTCAAAAATATTTGAAGATGTAAATTTGGATAATAATGATGACTTATTAATCCTACGAGCAAACCTGATTAAAGAATTCAAAACTTTATATAAAAATCATTTATTGAATGAAAATGTCGATATGAGTTCTATTGGAAGTAGCATAGGGTATTTGGCAAAAAAATTGTCAAAAAGTGTGTGGGATAGAATGTTTATTGGCTTATATAAAGAAATGGCAAAATCTTTGGGGTTCAATCCTGAAAGTGTTATGTTCACTGTGGTAGTTGAAGGATTCCAAATGATGGAATGGGGAGACATTATTAAAGTTTTAGGGGGTGATTGTGATTTATTAACAAGAAAACTTACCTCAGCCATACTAAGTGGGTTGACAAAAAAAATAAGTGACAAAATGCAATTAGCTGGGGCTGGTTATGACATCATAAGAATTGCACTAGTTCAAGGTTTGACTGATGATCCTGATTCACCTGTTGGAAAAATGGTACAACAAAATCTTTCACCTGTGGTCTGTAAAAAAATGGAGGAATGGTTAGGCAAGGTTGAGAAAAAAGGTGAACAAATACAAAAGGATAAAGAATCCTCAAAAAAAGAACCAAGTACACCCACAACAAAATCAACACCTGATGTTTTTGCACAAGCTAAAAAAGCAACTGGTTTGTAATTAAAGATACCTGCAAGGTAGGGCTTGCATGGGATAAACTCGACTAAAAGAAAGGGAGGTATCCAACATCTACCAAAAGGACACATATGTGTCCTTTTGTGTTTAATAAAATGTATTTTTAAAGTTTTCCCAAATATCTTCTACAGATGAATTTATTATTTCAGAAAATATTGTTGGTTCATAAGGTTTAATATTTAATCTCATACCTGCTTCTTCAGGTGTCTTGTCTCCCTTAAGTCTATTACATGATGAACAAGAGGTAACTAAATTCATCCAAGTATTTCCACCACCTTTGGATTTAGGTATAATATGGTCGATTGTTAAATTTCTTTTACTACCACAATAAGTACATTGATGACCATCCCTCTTGTATAAACGATGTCGATTTATTTTTAATTTACTAACTCTGAATTTCACAAAATTAAGTAAACGAATTATTAATGGACGAATAAATTCACCCATACCTGAGACTAAAGGTTTTTCACTAGCCTTCAATATTTCAGCCTTACCCTTACTAACTAAGGTAAACCCCTTATAAACTGAGGTTACATTTATGGGAGTGAAATCAGCATTTAACACTAAAACTTTATCCATATTTCTTGGTCACTATTTATACATTTTTTATAAGTATACAATTTCAAATGATAAAAATATAATAAAAAAAAAGATTCAATCAAATTCGAAATAATTTTGTTTGTTTCATTCTTTTGTTTTATCTTCACAGAATAAATCAATCATATGAAGAGTCTTGTACAAATATTAGTAATTTTGGGGTTCGTTTATATTACTTTCGGACATAAAAAAAATCAGAATAATTTTATATCTGATGTTTCAACCACAAAAGAAAGTAACCCATATGCTAAATTAAAAAAGGTAGTTTACAAAGTTAAAGGTTTGGGTGATGTAAGTAATTATACACTTAACCAAACTGCGAGTACCATAGAGAGTTTTTATGGTTTCACTACCATAGTTGAACATAATGTTGAAATTAATCCGAAAATGTTTATCAAGAACACTGATGATATCTTAAATGCTTCAGTTTGTTTAGAAAATCTGAATTCATACACAGAAAAAACAATTTATGTAACCAACAAAGAGTTATGGGCTTTAGGTAGATATGTCAATGGTTTAGCTTATCATGAAGGTAATTCAGTAATTGTAAGTACAAGAGCAACTGATATTACTGAAACAATAAAACACGAGATTGGACATACTTTGGGTTTAAATCATTGTGATGATAAAACTTGTGTTATGGCATCAGAAAATGACAATTACGAAACAGGTAAATTTTGTAATAAATGTAAAAACCATTTAATCGTTAGATTCAATATTAAAAAAAATAAACTATGAATAACCCCAAAGAAAAATTAAGACAATTTTATATTACAAATGGTATAGTTGAGACATCCAAAGTGACAAGGTTATCCTATCAACGAATTATAGATGAACTAAATTTACCATACAAAAAATTTGAAGACATACAATTTACACCCCATCCTGTAAGTGGTGTAAGAAGTGTAACTATGTTTGAAAATGGTTATGGTGCCTCTGTAGTATCACATCCAATGTCATATGGTGGAAAAATGGGTTTATATGAATTGGCGGTACTTGACAAAAATGGTGAATTAACTTATGATACACCAATAACTGATGATGTGATAGGTTATCTCACACCTGAACAAGTAACAGAAAAATTAATTGAAATACAAGATTTAAAAAATTAAAATTATGCCAACCTTTTATCAAGATGTAGAAGCTGAAGTAGATATTGATGTTGAAGAATTTGTTGACTCATGTTCAGCAAGAGAAATCGAAAAACTAATTCGTTATTTGGTTGAGGAGGGAAATTTACCAAAAACCTTAACCACTTATACCCAAACACAAAATCTATCACTAAATGATACTATGTGGTACGAAACAACTGAAAAAATTAGAGGTAATCGACTTAGTTTGACCACTGAGGAAATAGAAATAATCGAAAATATTGCAAAACGATTTTAATTATGTATATTATTGTAAAACACATCAAAACAGACCATAACACAACTCTACCAGTTGTACTAGTCGACACGCAATGTGAAGTGTTAGAGTTTGAAGCTATTGAAGAAGCTGAAAAAATGAAAAATCTTTTTGAAACTAATTCTGACTCAGGTTACAAATATGAAGTAAAAAAGATTTGATTCTTCTTGACAATCCAAAAACAATCACTTAAGTTTTAAAACACAATTAAACGAAACGATATGAACTTCATTGATGCCTTACAATCAGAGGACACCTACACAGAAAACGGAATGGTAACTAATTCTTCATCTTTGAATGAATGTGTGAATCTATTCTTCACAATTGGTGCTATGAGAAAACAAGATAAGGAACGACTTATCTCGACATTCTCGAAAGCATTCAATGAGAATCCGTTATCAGCATTGAAAATCTTATTTTGGGTTAGAGATGTAAGAGGTGGAGCAGGTGAAAGACAAATCTTCCGTGATATCATCAAATATCTTGCGGAGAACCATCCAAGTGTTGTTCAAAAGAACATCCAAGCAATACCACACTTTGGTAGATGGGATGACCTTTCAGTTCTTTTTGGTACCAAGTTGGAAGCTGAGGCAACCAGAATGTTTGTAAGTGGTCTTATTGTAGAAAATGGACTATGTGCAAAATGGATACCAAGAAAAGGTGTTATATTCAATGTAATTAGAAAGGCTTTGAATACTACTCCTAAAGACCTTCGTAAGTTATTAGTGAATATTTCCAACACTGTTGAGCAAAAAATGTGTTCAAACCAATGGACTAATATTGAGTATGCAAAAACTCCATCATTAGCTATGGGTAGATACACAAAAGCTTTTGCAAAACACGATAACACTGGATTTACTGAGTATTTAGAAAAACTAAAGAAAGGAGAAACTAAGGTTAATGCTGGTGCTGTTTATCCTTACAATATTGTTCAAACAATGGAACAAGGTAGTTGGGAATTAGCAAACGAGCAATGGAAATCTTTACCAAACTTTATGGAAGGTACAACTGAAAGAATTTTACCTGTGGTTGATGTGTCAGGGTCAATGAGTTCAAAAGTTTCTGGTAGTATTAGTTGTTTAGATGTTGCAGTTTCTTTAGGGTTGTATATCTCAGAAAGAAATGAAGGTGAATTCAAGGATTCTTTTATTACTTTCTCGGAGTCACCAAAACTAGAAAAAGTTTCAGGAACACTTAAAGAACGCTACTACGAAATGATAGCTACTGATTGGGGTATGAGTACTAATTTAGAAAAAGTATTTCAGCTTATTCTTAATCAAGCCATCAAACACAGTGTATCACCTGAAGATATGCCTTCTAAGATATTGATTATGTCTGATATGGAATTTAACCAAGCTTCAAACCACTCTGAAAGTGCGATTCAGATGATAAGAAGAATGTATGAAGAAAGTGGATATTCATTACCACAAGTCATATTTTGGAATATTCAATCAAGGAATAAAAACTTTCCTGTTAGATGTAATGAATCGGGGACTGCATTAATCTCGGGTCTTTCACCAAGTATTGTAAAGTCAGTATTAGGTGGAAAAGAGATGACACCGATATCTATTATGAATGAAACAATCAATTCAGAAAGATATTCAATCATCGAAATATAAGAAAAAGGAAAAATTGGTTCATAAAGTATGATTACTGCAAACTAAAATACAAACATTGAATCATTTTAATTTCAGATTGAGTTGTTGACTCACTTTTCCAATCGCACGGAAATAAACCTCAACAAAAACCCCATACTGAAACCAATTTTTCCAATTTTCTTTTAAAATTGATTTAATAACTAATTATAGTACAAAGGATAGATTCAGCAATCTTTAAAAATCAAATTTGTAAATTGACCAAAAAACTATCCTGACAATTTAGGTTATAAAGAATGAGTTCAGCAAAATATATAAGAACGCAAACCTTAAAAAAAATCATTCTGAGACCATTTTTTTTCATTTATATTCTGGAATTAAAAAATAAAATCTTATCTTTGATACATAATCAAAAGGAAATTATTTAACAAACAAAAAAAATAGAAAATGAAAAGAACAATCTTAATCAGTTTAGGTCTAATTTTGACTTCTTTGGTTGCGAAAGAGGTTTCAGCTCAATCAACACCAAAAACAAATGAAATAGTAGTAAGAGTTACAACTTATAATGGTGAAAGTTTACCAACTATTGTCACACCTGAGGTAAAGGTAATCAGTACTAGATATTTCAAAAATCCTGAGGACAACAAAAAATTTAGAGCATTCAAATATAATGCTTCAGTTGTAAGACCATATGCTATCGAAGCGATATCTCTTTATCGTGAAATCACTAAGGACTTTGGTGATATGAAGAAAAAAGACAAAAAGAAATACACAAGGAAACTACAAAAAGAATATACATCAAAATATAAAGATAAACTTGTAGACTTATCCAAGGAACAAGGTTTTGTTCTTATAAAAATGATTGAAAGAGAGTTGGACACACCATTTAATGATGTAATAACTGAAATCAGAGGTGGGTGGGAAGCCGCAAAATGGTCTGTAACAGGTGCTTTCTTTGGATATAATTTAAAGAAAGGTTACAATCCAAAAGATGATAAATTATTAGAAATAGTGTTAAAATCTTTTGATATTACTTACACCAAGAATACAATTAATCTTTAACTTTTTTTGAAAAACTTTATATTTATAATAAAAATGAAAAATTTCATCAAACATATTAACATTTCAGTTCAGCCGCAATTTAGTAATTGTTGGTCGAAGCCGAATATTGGCTATGGTTTGGGAAATTCGAAAGATTTGTAATTGTTTAATAATTTTTTGATAGTAGAGCCCTGAACCAACAAAGTTCAGGGTTTTTTTTGTTCATTGACATCGTGGTAAAATAATCCTCCCTCTTGGTATAATGGTTGATTACATCAGATTTTGATTCTGAGGATGGTGGTTCGATTCCATCAGGGGGAACATTCTAAGGTGGTGGGATTTGACCACTTTAAAAAAATTACAAAGATATTTGGAAATTAAAAAAAAATGGTAACTTTGTAGAAGAGTAAGGAAAGGTCGTAGGTAGCACTGTCCACAACCAGCCTTGAACGCGGTGGATACTTACTCTAAACTTTATGGTGTTGAAGCTAACTTAGTAGAAGCGCAGGTCTGAAAAACCTGATGAGTTGGAGCGTAACCAACCAATACCACCAAACTATATGTGGTATGTACCCCAATTGGTAGAGGGGCATTATTGTGGATGATGTATGTGTGGGTTCGAGTCCCATCATACCACCAAACAATTAGGAAGGAGACCGGATGGACGAGGGGATTGTCTTGAAAACAATTGGGCGTAACTGCTTTGTGGGTTCGATTCCCACTTCTTCCTCACTTTAAATGTCTCTATGGTGAAAAGGCAATCACACTTGACTGTTAATCAAGTATTCCTGGTTCGAGTCCAGGTGGGGACGCAAATTGTCTCTTAGCTCAATGGATTAGAGTACCTAAATACGGATTAGGTGGTTGAGGGTTCAAGTCCTTCAGAGACAACTATGGAGAATAATATGACGAGGAGTCATCACTGCCTGCTAAGCATGTGGCACCAATTATGGTGTGGGGTTCGAGACCTCTGTTCTCCGCTAAAAAATTAAAATATGTTATTATTAATTGGTCTTTTGTTTTTGATAATTGGAATAATATTCTTAGTTTTGTCTTACTTCAAACGAAACTCAGATTTCTTCATCATAGGATTTATTTTTCTAATTGTTCTTTTGTTTGGATTTATTTATGGTTTGATAGTTTAATATATGGGTGTAGCTCAATTCGGTAGAGTGCTAACTTTGGGAGTTAGTGGTTATCGGTTCAAATCCGGTCACCCATACAAGTTAAAATAGGAAAGTATCCCCTCAGCCTTATACGCCGTGGAAAGGGTAATTGGTTACATATGGGTTCGAACCCCATCTTTCCTACTAACAACAATGTTCCGTAACTCAGTTGGTTTAGAGTACTATGCTGATACCGTAGAAGTCGTGAGTTCGAGTCTCACCGGAACAACTAAATTATTTATTATGGAAGGTATTTTAAGAGAGGGTGATTATGTTTATGACATTGAGGATAATACAGAGTGGTTACTGATGGAAAATCCTGGTAAACACGGTTCGGCCAATAGTGTTTGTACATACGCACCTGAAGGTTGTGTTTATAAAATAGGAACACCCTTCAAACGATGCTATTTTGATGAGTTTGGTAGGTTAAGAACTTACTTAAAAATGGGAAAGAATCCTAACAAGGAACTTTAATTAAAAAATAATATTTATTATGGAAAAGGTAAAAATTGGTGAGTTTAAAGTTGGTGACAACTTAATTATTGATTTTGGTGATGACAATCCCAACAATAAGGAGGTTCAGGTTAGAGGTATTGTTGATATGGAGGTTGTAATTTTATTGGATAAAAATCAAAATTATTTGATGGAAACGGTAAAATATATGAATATTTTGTGTAGATTTGGAAATGTAATTAGAAAGGATTAGTTCACTCTAAAAATGACCGAATTATGTTGAAAGTTTTAATTTTAATGAACACTATGTCAGCGAAGTTTTATGAATCTATGAGAAACAAATACAACCAACTTTATGTATTGAGAGATGGTGATTATGTTTATGATGTGGAGACTGGAATTGAGTGGAGGTTATTGGAAGATGTAAACTTGGATGGTCGTGCAAGAAGTTTATGTAGTTTCGCACCAGATGGTTGTGGTATAAAATTGGGCACACCAATGGTCAATACTTTCTTTGATGATAAAGATAGATTGTGTGTGAACTATAAGAGGGGAATGAATCCTAATAGAAAGTTTTAAATAATGACCCTGTAGCTTAGTTGGCTTAAAGCATTAATCTTTTAAATTAGGGAGCGTGGGTTCGAGTCCCACCAGGGTCACAACAATACTTCCTTAGCTCAGTTGGTTTAGAGCAACATCCTTACAAGGTGAAGGTCATTGGTTCGAATCCAATAGGAAGTACAAAAAAAAATAAAATAAAATGAATCAAATTGATGTTAACAAAATCGTAGAGAATGTAATTAATTCTTATTCTTATAGTTCTGGTAATTCGGAAATAGACAAAATAAAGGACTTAATTAAAAGAACTAATCCATATAGATTATCCGAATATGACAACGATGTTGAATTTATCGATGATATGATTAAAACATATTTAGATAAATCTTGGACTACTATCCATGGAAAATTGATGGAACAAGTTCAAATCGAGGTTTCAGGTGGTAAAAAAACAAATGAAACTGGTGTTGATATCGAATTTATTGATAAAAATATCTTTGTAGGTTCTAAATCAAGTCCTTATTGGTCTAATTCTGACCAACGAAAATCTATGTTAAATAATTCAAAAAATTTGAAGGAATCTAAAAATTGTGAAGTATTTGTTGTATGTTCGTATGGTAAAACGACTCATAAATATGAACACTATACACAACTTGCGGGACAAAAAGGGTGGGAGTTTCTTACTGGTGATAGTAAAATGTACATTAAAATAATGAATGGATTTGAAGTGAATCATACTCATCTCAAAAACTTGAAGAAAAGAGTATTTGGTGGAAAAAGAAAATGTGCATTAGATTTTTGGATTACAAACTTTTACGTAGATAATAAATTTGATAAACAAATATATTTGGATTTCGTTTCTAAATCGAATGAAAAATAAAATAAATGTACCACGAAGCATCCCATAAGAACTGCTCACTTGCTGTGGTCTTGTTGTCCATAAACGAATAGCCCAAGGTATAAGTTAGAGGACTTAACTCAACCTATCCCCCACTGACGAGTGGGGTGAAGTTGGGGGATTAAAAAGAAAAATTAAGGTCGGGTGGCCGAGTGGTTTAGGCAATGACCTGCAAAATCATTTTTAGGGGGGTTCGATTCCCTCCCCGACCTCAAAAAAAAGTTCGATTCTTTACTTTTCCTCATTTCTTAGATATTTATATATATGAAATGGAATGATGAAAATATAAAACAATTAGTTTCACTTGTCGAGAAGGGTTATAGACCTGGTGATATTGCTGAAATTATGGGAACGACTTACAAATCTATCAATTGTAAAATGGGTAGATTGAATTTAAAAGTTATATACAAGGAAAATCAAGTTTGTAAAAATTGTAAAAAGGAATTTGAAAAATATTTTAGTAAACCTAATACCTTTTGTTCATCTTCTTGTGCTATACAGTATAATAATAGAAATAGAAAACTGACTGAAGAAACTAAAAAAAAGATTTCAGAGACCTTAAAAAACAAGCCCAGAAAGGAAAAGATTAAAACTAAAAAGATTTGTAAGATTTGTTCAATTAATGAGGTAACTGAAAAGTTGAAAATAATATGTAATGATTGTAAATTAACATATTACGAGTATTATAGACCATCTTGTTTTTTTAAGTTTGACATCCAAGATTTTAAAGATGAATTTGATTTATCTTTAGTTGAACAATATGGATGGTATTCACCAACAAACAAACGGAATAATTTGAAAGGGGTAAGTAAAGACCATATGTATTCTGTGATGGATGGTTTTCGAAATAAGATTAACCCAAAGATTATATCCCATCCTGCGAATTGTAATCTATTATTATTCTCAGATAATTCAATAAAAAAGGATAATTCGTCAATAACAATGGAAGAACTTTTAAAAAGGATTGAAAATTGGGATAAAAAATATAAAAAGTTTTAATTTTTTCTTATCTTTGTAATAGTAAGCAAATATATGGGTCTCTAGTGTAATGGCTTAGCATTGATAGCTCCAACCTATCCGGTCAGGGTTCGAATCCTTGGGGACCTGCAAATTATTTAACCACAAAATAAAATGAGATGAAAACATTTGTAACTGTGTTCTTTTCTTTTTTAGTTTTCTTTTTGATTATGATACCCCAGGTATTGATTAGCAAATATGTTTTGGGTATCTATTTCAACGAGGGATTAGTTTATGGTGTGATGTTTATTTCATTTTACATCAGTAGTATGATAATAATTCCAAAATATTTCAAACAACTTAAATAATACTTATAATGGTACGAGAATACATAATCGAAACTTTGTTAAAAATAAAAGAATACGATGAAAAGATACATAGGCTCTATGGTTTGGGAGTTGATTTACTTGAGTTTAACAACACCACTCCGCAACTTGAAAAAAGTATTCCGACACTCCTCAGAAAAAAACAAGACGAACAATTCGGATGGATTCAGGATTTAGTTGGTTGGTGGTTATATGATGATGTTGATAAAAAAATATGGCATGAAAAGGTTGAGTTCAATGTTGAAAGTGTCGAAAACTTTACCGATTATTTAATCAGAGAGTATGGCTCAAATGACATACCAACAAATTAATTATGGCTTATATAGAACACAATTTTTTTCCACTCAAGGTATTTGTCAGAAATGAATACTTTTATCAAAATAAAAAAGGACATGGTGAATTCACCGAAGGTGTAATTGTATCAGTAAGATGTATGCCTGGACAAGCAGCATTGTTTCAAGTTTTATTGGAAAATGGGGTGATGAGGGATAAACTACCCTCACACGCATTATTAACTGAGGCAAAAACCCCAAATCCTGACCTACCTTTTCACTACTTACAAATTTGGAATTGTTTTTCTTATAATTTTTCGGTTTTACATCTTAGTTACATTTATGATACTAGGGTATCTGTATTTATGAAAGATAAGAAATGGTATGATGGGAGTTATTATGCAACAATAAATTGGGGTTCAAATGATATGAATACTGATTTAAGTTTGGCTGAAGACCCAATGGAACACAAGTCACACCACATCATATTATTAGATAATGGACAAATTGCTTTACAACCTAATAATAGAATAAAATGGAGTGAGCCATCCTTTGTAACAAAACCATTTCCTGAAAAACCTGATTATTTGGTAAATAAAGATTATTATAATTGTGAAGGTTTCGACAAATGGGCAACTGAGGATTCTCAATATATGTTTTATGATACAGACATAAAGGAATAATATTAATTAACAATTTAAGAATGAATCAAATGGTAGTTGTAAACTTTTATAAAATACATCAAACAAATTGGGATGAATTACAGATGTTGGCCTTGGATACAATTGCCAAATATGAAGAAGAGGTTGATGATGTTGAGATTGGTAGTTTAACTATTGAACAACAATATGAGGACTATAGGGTAGCTTGTATGCAGGGTTTAAAGACATTTATTCTTCAAGTTGTTAATGAGTGGGCCCAGGAACATATTTTAATGTACAACGATAATTTTTATAAAAGATTTGAAGTATTCGAAATGGATGGTATTTTGAAAACTTACCAATACCCCAATCTTTACAGAAATACAAAGGAACTTTTCAAATTATTTAAAGATGAACAGGTTCAAATATCTCCAGATGACTTTGATTATATACACGAAACATTCACTAAAGATGTAGTTTGTAATGTATCAAGTTTTGAGTTCGAGATAAGAGAAATAGATGAAGATAACGATTTTTTAAGTAACAACGGATTTGACGATTTTATAGGATGAAAAATAATTTATTTACAAGGGAAATTAAGGTTGCTGATGCCAATACATCAGTTTGGGAATTAATCAGGGAGACATTAATAAACTTTAGTTGGGGGTTCTTTGGAAACTCCATTGTTGTCTTTATGGCTAAGGAAATTGATATTGCTGTATTGATTAACTTTTTTCTGTATTATATCTTAATTTCATATATTGTTAACAGATCTAAGTATGAAAGTTTATTTGGTAAGTTCTTTGTTTTACCAGGTTCTGCGGCATTGGGAGCCTTCACAGGATATAAAGTAGCACAAATTATTTCATCTTTTTTGTAACATACTTGACACTTTTCCGTTATATCATTATATTTAATAAAAAAATAGTAAGAAATTCAATGAAACGCAATCTCTATATGGACTTAACGACTGGAGCTGAGGGTAGAAATCCTCGGATGGAGATGGTATGAACTTAAGTTTTGAGTGTTAATAATGTCAAATCCATCTTCGTAAAAAAAGATGGATTTTTTTTTTATCACAAAGTTTGGAAATTAAAAATGGTTTTGTAACTTTGTAATATGAAAACGAAAACACCATACATATCATCATCAGTCGCCATCAAAGGGATTGCAGAATCGAAGTTAGCTCAAAGTGAGAAAGACGATTGTGTTGTTAGAGCCTTTGCTTCAGCGTTTGGAGTTACTTACGACTATGCTCACAAAAAAGTGGCAGAGGTTTTTGGTAGAAAAAATAGACAAGGGACTGCACTCTTTGGTTTAACTATGAATGCACTTGCGTCAAAACAGATAAAGTTCAATCGTAAAGGTGTTACACCAATTAGAGAAGATATTCAAATGGCATATTGGGTTGAGGTGAAAGGAAGAAATGTTTTGAGAAATATGACAACAGCTAAGTTCTTGGAAAAGTATTCAAAAGGAACTTACATTGTCACAATCAAGGGTCATGCTTTCACAATCAAAGATGGAGTTGTAATCGGTAATACAACAGATGCACTACAAAGAAAAAAAGTTATCTATGGTGCTTGGAAAATTGGATAAGATGTGTTACCTTTGTAAAGTTCATTGAAATAGAGATGTAGAAAGTATAAAAGAGCTATTGGTGTAGGGGTTTAACATTTCAGCTTGTCACGCTGAAGATCAGGGGTTCGAATCCCCTATAGCTCGCAAATAAATATGGCCCGTTAGTGAAGCGGTTTAACACGCAAGATTTTCATTCTTGAGGCAGGGTTTCGATTACCCTACGGGCTACAAAATACATTGCAGGATGTGAGAAGTTGGTATCTCAGTGGGCTCATAACCCACCGCGTAAGCCTCAAGGGTTCGAATCCCTTTCCTGCATCAAATTAAAAATTGTTTTATGAGAAAAATTGTTTTACTATTATTATCTGTTGTTTTATTAACTTCCTTTTCAACCCCACCTTTGAGGGTATTATTCATCGGTGATAGTTTGACTTGTTATACTGGTGGTTGGCAGGATATGGTAGCTAAGAAATTCGGTTATCAGAGTTTAAATAAATCAAGTGGTGGAAAGAGAACGGATTGGATGAGATTAACACTCAACGACCATTTGAGGAGGGATTCAATGTTTACCAGTGTGTTTATTTATGGTGGTTGTAATGATGCTTTTTCTTATGTGAACTTACAGGGTGCCGTTAATAATATACAGATGATGGTTGATTCTTGTAATAGGAGGGGGATTAAACCGATTGTTATTGTTGGATATGACCCCATCAAAGTTATGGTTAGAACAGTTTATGGTACGGAGACGACAAATAGGTGTAGAGCAAGGTATGTTGAGTTTCAAAAACTGATGGTTGACCCTGAGAAAGGATTAAAAAATTGTGTTATAATTCCAAAGGACACAACTGTTACATTCAAGGATGCTGGTGATGGTGTTCATGTGAGTTTATCAGGACAAAGAAAGTTTGCGGATTGGGTAATTAAACATTTATGAAAAAATATATTATAATTGGTATTGCATCTTTTGTCATTGAATTGGCCGCAACTATGTATATTGCAACTGTTGCTGATAGAGATTTTATGATGATTTTTTGGGCTTGTATCGGGCCATTTTTGGGATTACCATTTGTTGGTTATATGGTTGAATCAAAGAATTGGAATGAAAGAATCAAGATGGCCTTGGCATCCAGTATTGGTTATACTTTGGGTTCATTATTAATTTATTTGTTAAAAGTTTAAAGATGAAATATTTAATTCCTTGTTTGTTTTTATTTTTTGTTTCATTTGTTTTATTAGCTTCAATTCTAAATAGAACAAACTATAATGAAATTGAAGATGGGGATATTGTTAAAAAATGTGTAATAGATACATTTTATGTTACAGAATCACCATCCACCATTGAATATGGGAAAAGATATCATTATTCAACTGATTGTGACGAGTTTGTTATAACCAAGAGAAATGATGTTTATAAGATTGGTGATACAATAACTTATGTTTATAAAAGAAGATAATATAAATGCCGGTAAAGCATAAGTGGTGATGTGCTTGACTTGTAATCAAGATAATGGGGTTCGATTCCTCATACCGGCTCCACTTTTTATTCAAATACTATGGAATCACTTATGGAACAAATAAGATTGTCTCAGTTTAAGAACCTCAAAAATGGGGATAAAATCCATATCAAATCTCGTAATGGTATTTATACCTTTCTCAAAAAGGATAAATGGACAGGAGAAATCTATATAACTTGTAATAGGTGGAAATATGAAGAAAATCCTATAAGAGTTACAAGTTACAATGACTTCAAGTGTTTTGCTGGTGGTATTTGGAATCTCAGGTAAATTAGCGGGCATAGCATAAAAGTAATGTTCTAGTCTTCCAAACTAGATAAGTTGGGGCAGTACCAACTATCCGCTCAAATATTTTTCTCAAAATTATTCATCAAAGGTTGTGTAATTAAAAATCTATTTCTATATTTGTGAACACTTAAACAATAACACAATGGCTAAAGAGAAAAAAACAATCCAAGTTGAGATGATTAAAAACTTCGCTAACGAACAATTAGCCCATCCAAACATTATGATGGAAGAAAAACTTGGAATCATCACAATGATTGAAAAGATTCTATTAGAAGCCAACGCTTACAAAGGATTTATGTTTCTTCATTTAGATGAAAATAACAACGCACCAAGTTTAGGAACTGATGAATATCTTACAAGAAAATATTTCTAATGGTTGTGACACCTAATAATTCACAAGTAGTGGCTGACACTTAGATTGTTGCCTGACGTTAAGGTTTTGAATAGGAAAACCGAAAAGTTTAAACAAACAAAGTCAGGTGGCAGAATTGGAGCTGCCAAGATGAGGTACACATCTGCGTTTATCGTCACAAGTTCGAATCCTGTCCTGACTACTAACTTATTTAAAAAAATAAAAATTATAAATATGGAAAATATAATTTTAGAAGTAGGTAAAACTTACAAGAGTAGAGATGGTAGATTAGTAAAAATTATCAAGGGTAATCCACCAATAGAAGGGAAAAGAGATGGATGGGATGGAATTTATTTTGGTAAAAGCATTGACAATAAAAAACCAAAAATAGACCATGAAAGATATGTTTTTGATGGAAAGTGGTGGTCTTATATTTCTGACTTTTCAATGTTTGGTTATCAAGAATTATCTGACCCAGAAATGGATTTGGTGGAAGTCGTAAAAACAAAAGAAAAAAAAATAAAAGAAAAAAAAGGAAAAGAAAAAAATAAAAAAAAAAGAAAAAAAAAATTGACAAAAATTAATATAAATAAAAGTTTACAACAATGGCACTAATATATCTTATAGTAGATAGGGAAGATAAAATCCCAGTACTAACTGCAACGACAGTTGAAAAGGTCAAACAACTCTTGGATGAGTATATGGGATTACCACCCTACTTTGAAGATAAGGATGTTGAATACTTGGGTTATTTTCCTTATGATAGTAGTTATCCCGACATTTATGAGGGAACTTACAAGTATAGATATGGTGATGAAATACAAGAGTTCGGTTTGTATTGTATGGAAATAGATGCACTGAATTAAAATTTAGTCAGGTGGCGGAATGGTAGACGCTATATGTTTTGGAAGGAGATAGGAATAGAACCTACCCTAAACCAGATAAAAGATTTTACAGGTTCGAATCCTGTCCTGACTACAATGAGTAAGAGATACTCAGCAGTCTTTGGTTCAAGACTCATTTAACAATGAACTCGTTCAAATCGGACAACGGAATGCCGATTCTTAGGGTTAAAGGCGGCAGCACACCCCCTCCTTCGTATGTGTGACTTTTTTCAGTGGGGATGCCCAACAGGTTTTTTGAATAGCATAAAAACCGAAATAACTACTCACCAGTAATCTCAAGGTGGGGAAATTATGCACCCATAGCTCAGCTGGATAGAGCAACTGCCTTCTAAGCAGTAGGTCTTTGGTTCGAATCCAAATGGGTGTACTAAAACAAAAATTATGAAAAAAACGATTTTATTTCTATTATTATTTTTACCATTTTTAACATTTGCACAACTGGGTTTATCTTCCCAACAAATTGAAAAAAATCTAGGTACAAATCACAAAACAGAATTCATTGATGGGTTAAAGATTTTTACTTATTATTATGATATTGTGTATATGGACGAGAAACAATTGGAAAGTTATGGGTTCATTTTTGTTGAAAGTAATGGGGTAGAATATTGTGCAAATTGGAGTGTTTACAGACCAATCAAGATGTTAAACAAATCTTATAAAGATTTGGAGCCATATGTGAAAGTTGGTGAAAATGTTTGGGTTGATTATGTTACTGGTTCAAGGATGGAATTGAAAATAAATAGGAGTGAGGGTTTTCATTCAATACATGTTAATTATTTAAAATAGAAAAAAATGAAGTTCAAAGTAGGAGACAAGGTTTACAAACCAAAAGGGTATAAGTTCCCTGGTATCGTAGTAGCGGTATTTCAAACAACATCAGGTGACACAAGAATTGTTGCTGAATTAATCGACAATGGAATGTTGCACATATTTAGTGAGAGTCAGTTGGAACTTGACATTAACAATTAAAAAAATTAAAGTTGTGATGAAAAACACCCCCATTCAAAATGTTATAGCAAAGTTAGAAAAACTTGTCAGAGAGTCCGAGGTTGGTACTGAGGAAAAACGGAAATTAAACTTGGCGATATCTTATCTTTGGGATGAGTTAGATAATGAAAGAAAAACGATGGTTGAAATTTTCGACCTAAGTAAACGAGAACATCCAACTCAAGTAACAGGTAAAATGTGGGTAAATAAACATTTTATGGATTATCAAAAATTTTTATGATGGAGAACAAGAATCAAGGAAAAAGTGAAGACCAAATTAAATTTTCTTCACAAATGTTTGCAGGTACAATGTTAGCTTTAGTTGTGCTCGGTTTAGTATATTTAATTAAGTTGGGATTTGGTTTGTAATGTTGGTTGGATGGTGTAATGGTAGCCACGCAAGACTTAAAATTTTGTGTTCAGTATGAACGTGCGGGTTCGAGTCCCGCTCCGACTACAAAATACCCCCTTGGCGGAATAGGTAGACGCACATCATTTAGGATGATGTTTTGATTGAGAGTTCGATTCTCTCAGGGGGTACAAAAATTATTTTATGCTTTATGTAATCTTGATTGTATTGTTAATATTTTATATGTTGGGGTTTTTAGATACTGACATTTAGGATATTTATGATAATGAAAAAGATATTAATATTATTTTTATTTTTTACACTTTCATCTTGTGTTGTATTTCAAAGACCCTCTTGTCATTCTTATCCACAAACGAGCTTAAGACACAAAATGAAAAGTCCAAATCTCAAAAAGAGGGGAGGTACACATAGAATGTTACCAATCCATATGAGAAACAGAGATTGATTTATTTACCACAATAATTTTTTCAAATGAATATCCGTGTTTTACTTGTTTTACACCTAATGTTTTATATGTTGGGTGCTTATCATTTTGGTACTTTTAATATTTTCGAGTTTGAGGAGGTTAAAAGTATAATTATGAATTACTCATATGCTGACACTTCATTTTGTTTCTTGTTGACCTGTGAGGTTATAATTCTTATATTTACATATCTAATATCAAAACACTTCTTCAATGAAAAATGACAAACTTGTAGTTAAAAAGAAACCAAATATAACCACAATATATCCCCACGGAATATCTGAGCCATATGTAGTTTATATATTTCGTTCAGGATGGGAACAAAGATACCATATCATAAGTGAATGGGGTGAAACTGATGAAACAACTCACAAACTTATGAAAGTTATTGAACTACTCGATTTCTATGGTATTGATGCAATTGACTTACCTTCTAAAGATTTACATTGTGTGAATAGGGAAGAAATCTTGAGTCATCCAAATGATGCAGATTTGGGAGAGTTTGTTCGAAAAAAGTTGTACGAATAAAAAATTGTTTTTATATTTGTTGGACAAACAAAGAACACTATGAAAACGAAGAATAAAATCAATATAACCCTGAATGCCATTGGTAATGGTGCTCGATTGGTATATTTAGAGAAGAACCCCCACGGTTTTTCAGCTGTGACTAAAGTTCATAAGAGTTCAAAACAATATTCTCGTAAAAACAAAAAACTGGTCTATGAAATATAAAATCTATTTGGATGATGAGAGAACCCCTAATGACAAGGATTGGATTGTTGTTAGAAACTATGGGGCTTTCATCAAAAAAATCAACGAACTTGGTTTGGACAATGTTGATGTTATTTCATTTGACCACGATTTGGGTGATACTGCGGTTGAGGAATATTTTAGAAATGTAATTAAAAAAGGAATATTGGATTATGATAACATCGAAGAAAAAACTGGATATGATGCAGCAAAATGGTTGGTTGGTCACTATATGGACAACTTTACAAGTCCTTTCCCTCAAATATATGTTCACTCCGCCAATCCTGTTGGAGCTGCTAATATTGTTAATTATATTAATGGTTTCTTAAAACATTTGGATAAGGAACAAACCGCAAAATTGAAAGTTCATCCGTTCACCATTCAAGAAAAATAATAATGAATATCTTCTTTTTGGATTATGATGTTGTCAAATGTGCAAAATACCATTGTGACAAACATTGTGTTAAAATGATATTGGAAACCGCACAACTATTATGTGGAGCTCATCATATAACCAATTCAAAATTGGATATTCCTTATAAATTATCACACAAAAACCACCCCTGTTCAATATGGGTTAGAGAGTCATTATCTAACTATTATTACCTATGTGAATTGGGGTTAGAATTGTGTAAAGAATACACTTATCGTTATGGTAAAAGACATAAATCTCAAGATGTTATTGAGTGGTGTGTTATGAATCCTATTAATGTAAAAGATAAGGATTTCACTGAACCACCCAAAGCAATGCCTGATGAATATAAGGTTAAGGATGTAATTCAATCATATAGAAACTATTATATTGGTGCAAAAAAAGATTTTGTTTCTTGGAAAAATCGTGATGTTCCCTCTTGGTTTTGTGAAGAAAATAACTTACAATTAGTATAAAATATTATGACAGAAGAAAAATACAATGAGATAAAAAAACTCAAAGAAACAATAGTTAATTTGGAGTTCAAGTTATCAACAATCAATAACTTAATTGAGTCAAAAAAATTGGAAATGGAGATAAAAGGAACATCAACTTGTAACTTTAAAATCAATCGTTTTATCAAGTTAGGTGGTGATGATTTTATCAAATCAATCTTAGATAGTGAAAGAAAAACAACGGAATATCAACTCTCAAAAATGAGAGAAGATTTCGATAAATTATAATATTTATGGATACCTACAACATTATTATGGCAAGCATTCTTACATCCCTTTTTATAATTTTAGCTTTACGAATTAGAAATAACAGAAAAGCATGATACACAACTTAACAAAGTTTCAGCTCGAAGTTTGGAATAAAATTAAACCACACCTCAAAGAGGAATATGGTACTCAAATCAATTTCGATGATGAACTACAAATAAACTTCAGTTTTGGGAACGGAAAGATTGTCTTAGATGTTTTTCCACAAGATGAAGTATTGTTATTTATACATTTCGAAAATGAGGGGTTTGAAAAACATTTTTTTAATAGCAGTAATTTAGATAGTTTAATAGAAATTTTAAAGAAAAATGAATATCAATGAAGCATATGACTTTCTAATGAAGAAAGTTGATGAACTAAAAGAACAAGGAATAGAAGTATTAATCAAAGATTCTATAGTAACACCTGACACAAAAGAAAAATATAACAGACCAGATAGATTACCCTCAACAGAATGGAAAACTATTTGTTTAGGTCTTCAGTGTGAAGGTGACTTAGGTAAAGTTCGTGAAATTGAACATTTATGTAGTATGGTTGGTATCTATTTCGACACAGGTTATGGTGGTGGTCAAAGAGAGTGGGAAATAGATTGGTCTTTCAGAGTTTCCCAATAAAATTTTTAAAAAAAACCCATTTTGATTTTGAAATTAGAATGGGTTTTTTTATTTTTGTAAGACAATAAAACAATATCACAATGGGAACAAATTACTACAGAATACCAAGTGTCCGAGAAATGGGTGAAAAGAAATCTAAACTTATTGAGGATATTAAAAATATAGATATATCTTCATCCTCAATTATATATAAATTTAAAATAATTGATGATAAATCTGAACAAATTTCTTATTGGGATAAGTTTGTTGAAGACACATCAATTCACTTGGGTAAAAGAAGTAGTGGATGGAAATTCTTATGGAATTTTAATGATAACAAATATTATTCAAACAAAGAGGAATTATTTAACTTCATACGAACTGGTAGAATAGTTGATGAATATGGTGAAGAAATGGATGTTGAGGAGTTCATCAAAATGGCCTTAGAATGGGGACAACCTGATGGATTGGATGGGGAAACATATCGTAGACAACATCCTCGTCAATACTCCCACGATTTTGAAAAAAAAGAACAATATATTGATGGTTTAAGAGTTGCACCTTATACTGATTTTTCATAACAATTAAAATAATTATTACTATGGCTAAGAGATTATCATACGAACAAAAAAAAGAACAATTACTAATAGACATCATCAACAAGATGTTTGAATTTGCTGGTCATAATGTTACATTCGAAGATATCAAAGATAGAAAAGATGATTGGTATGCTCAATGGACAATAACTGAAGACCAATATGACCAATGGCAAAAGTGGGGTGTCAAAGAAATCAAAAAAAAGATGAAAATGACCGAGGATTTTGCCAAAAGACAAATGGCAATGATTGGACTGAATTATGGTTTGAAATTCGCAGACCATAATATTTATCAAGAAAAATAATTATGAAAAAATTTATCTGTAATTTCATCTCCAAAATAACATTCGGTAAAGTTTGTTTTGGTTGGTGTAAAATCTAATACCAATGGGTCAGGATATCATTAGTTATAAAAGTATTTTTTTGGATGATGTTAACATTTCAGTAATTTTCAAAGAAAATGAGAATTACGATATGATGACAAGATTATTTGACAAATATGGTTTTGGTTTTTATTACCCAAAGACAAAAACTATTATGATTGATGGTGAACTTTTTGTTGATACCGATTTGACTTTTGATGATTTACGATTCGTTGAGGCACACGAAGTTTCCCACTTAATCTTAGGTCACACTGGTGGTAACAGATATGATGAGGATGAAATTGATGCCGACTTAATGGCTTATCTTCTACTAAAGAAACAAGGATTGTCAACTGATAGATTAACAAGTACATTCAAAGAACGACACGGAATTGAATTCACTAAGGATTTATTAAATGATTTCCAATCAAAATTATAAAAGTACAACTCGGTGTTGTACTTTTTTTGTTTAAGGTCAATATTTATTATTTATATTAACTAAAAATATTTAACCTTATGTCATCAGATATTATTGTAGCGTTTATAACAGGGGTGATGGGACCTGTGACATTGTTATATGTTAAAAATCTATTAGATAAGAAAAAGAAAAAACCCGATATGTTACACGATGCCCTGAAAGTTGGGGAGTTGGTAATGTCAAAAATCGAACACATCAGGGAAGAAATCAATTGTGATAGAGTTTGGGTTACTCAGTTTCATAATGGTGGTAATTTTTATCCTACGGGCAAATCTATGGCCAAATTCAGTATGATTTATGAAGCCGTTGGTCCTAATGCAACCTCTAAACAAAATACATTTAAAAACCTACCTGTTAACCTTTTCACTAAATCAATCAATCAGTTGTTCGAAAACGATGTTATTGAAATTGCTGATTTTAAGGATGAAACAATTGCAACTTATGGGTTGAAATATATAGCAGAGGAAACTGCTTGTAAATCTCAATATATTTTCGCAATCAAAACAATTGACAACAAATTCATAGGTACATTGGGAATTGATTTTACCAAAAGAAAAACAAAATTGGATATGGAAACCATAAATCACCTCGCAGTACATGCAAGTTCTTTAGGTGGGGTTTTAATGAATCACTTAAAACAATAATATAATGAGTAACAAAACGAATTTCAAAAGTAAAATGGAAATGTTAGGTCATGCGGCATCAAAAAACTTACTTGATTTTATTGACAACGAAACAGCCAAAACATCTTCATTTTACCAAAAACTAATAACATTATTTGAATCAACCATCAAATCAAAGTTACCAAATTGTAAATTTGAATTTTTCAATTCATACGCTGATGCACCCACAAGTACATTTTATTTGTACTTGAAAAGTAAGGACAATAAATGTTTAGATGACCTTAAAAATTTATTACCTCCTGAAATTACTGGTGGTTATAACCAAAAAAAAGAATTTTACTTAGCTATGAAAGGAAGTGTACAAGCAGACTCTCCTGAACAAGCAGAAACCTTAGACCAAAAATTAGCAAGAGTTTATGGTGATATTACACCATCATCTATATCATCCAATAAACTAACTGCTGCAGACTTCCAAAAGGAAAGTATTTTAGATGATATCAACAGGATTAAAAAACTAATTAATGGATAATTTTATAAACCCGTTAAGTAACACAATAAAAAAGTACCAAGGACAATCAGATGGTGAATATTTTGTTGAGTTTATAAATTCCTCAGGTTTACCTGTACTAAGTCCTTATGATGGTATTGTTACGAACACTAGAGAAACCAATAGTGGTTACAAAATTAAGATTTTACATAGTGTAAATAACGAAAGTATTGAAACTACATTCGAAAATTTATCAAGTATAAATGTCTCGTCAGGTCAAAGAATTTCTAAAGGGGATAGAGTAGGTATGACAGGAAACAAACGAGTGAAATTATACATCTTTAATAAAAATACTAATAGAACTGAAAAACCAAAAAAATGGTTACCTGAACCTTTTGTTACCCAAACTGACACAACAAGTAGTGAAGAAGAGGAAATCTTATCACCCAAAACAACTAAAAAGTTGAGTACGACATACAAGGATTCCAAAGAGTTACCAGCAGGTATAGAAACTATATTGGCTTTACCCTTCACAGCAATGAAAAAAGGAATTCAAAATATGTTTTCTGATAGTGAAAAAGCAAACAGAGAGAGAGAGGAAAGAAAACAACAAAAAGAATTAGAAAAGGAACTGAAAAAAAAGGAGGAGGAAAAAAGACAAAAAGATATTTCACCAGACATTAGATTCGAAAGTTACAAAACTAATATAGTCAAAGAAGAAATTGATAGAATAAAAGAACTTATGAAATAAAAAAATCCCCATCTTAGAAAGTGGGGATTTAATTTTTTTAAGAAACACTAACTATTTTTCAACTTTAGCTGTATCAACAGATGGAGTTGTAATTGTAGTAGTTTCAACTGCTGTAGAATCTTCAGTTGTAGTTTTTTCTTCTGTAGCTGTAGTAGTTCCACATGAAGTAAGGATTGTGCTTAGAACAACGATTGTTCCGAAAAGTGCTTTTCTCATTTTGTTAACGAATTTTTAAGATTTTTAAATTGATTTAGTTATTAAACACTTAATAAATACGCATTAAACTTTAATAAGTCAAATGGTGTTGAAATTTTTTTTGTTAAAATTATAATTATTGAAAAACTAAATATGAATTGGAAACACACCTTAATTATTGTAGTGTCTATTTTGTTTATTGGAATGGGTTTGGGTTATTTGATAAGTTATAACGCAAAGGAAACTAGAAATCTCCACCAACAACTAATAGATGCTGAAAGAAAAGCTATTGATTCTTTATATAAAGAATTGGAAGTTATGAAAACTGAAAGGGAAACTATGGAATCCCAACTAAATGCACTTACTACTGGTATTAGAATTAGTGAGTCAAACTTATCAACAAAAATAAACCAACTAAAAATTCAAAACAATGTTAAGATTGAAGCTATTACTAATAGTACTAATGATGAGCTGCTCGATGGTTTACGCACAAGATTTGGCAAAAAGTAACAAAGATTCCGTAAGTCCTAAAATAGATTTAGTTGTTATAGATGGAGATACACTTTTTACAATCAATAGAAAGGTTGCGATACAAATAGCAATTGAACACGATTCCTTGGAAATTGTAACAAGTAAATTGAAAGAATGTAATGGTGTATTAGATTATTGTCTTGAGGTTAAAAATCAGTACAAAACAGCATTAGACCAATCCCAAGGTGTAAGTGATATGTTGAGAAAAGAAATTGAAAAGAAGGACAAAATTATTGGTAGTTACAAAAAGATTGATGAATCTCAACAAGCTATGTACAAAGAACTGAATACTGAATTTAAGAAAGCTAAAAACAGAAACAAGTGGTTGACAGGATTAAGTATTGGTGGAGTGACAGTAGGATTCACTTCAATTATCCTTTTACTTCTTAAGTAATTATATTATATTTTTTATGTCTTAGGACATAAAGATTAAATAATTTATTATTATGGAAATTACTTATTTTGCTTTGGGTATGCTCTCGATGGTGGCTCTGATTTTTGTTGGAATTATTGTTTGGGGTTTGTTCAGGGTCAGTAAAATTGAGCGACAGATTGGTGTCATAAAACAAAACGACAGATTTGAGTTTGATAATGTTCAACGACAATTTGAAAATGTTTATCGAGCTATTGATAGTCAAAGGGATGATTACCGACATGAATTTGAATCCGTATTTCGTAGGTTTGAAACAATCGAGGAAAATTCAAGGTTGAATACCAATGAACTTGTTAGAACAATGGATGAAAGGTTCAATAAAATGGAACAACACCAATTCGGAAAATTCCATGAATTACATGGGATGATAATGGAGAGGCATACTGCTTCAACTAGTTACACAGACAAAAGAGTTGATAAGTTATTAAATCAAAAAGAAGTACTATAACAATAAACCCCTCCGATAAAGAGCGGTTTTGTATTTTTATAATATTTATTATAAAAAATTAAAATTATGAAAAGAATTATAAGATTAACTGAATCGGATTTAGTTAAATTGGTAAAAAGGGTTATTAGTGAACAAAACGAAAATACTAGTACACCAACAGCAACTTTATTAAGAACAAATGTTCTTGAGTATACTGGTAATTTAATTAATAATGTGTATGATGGATTTTATTCTCTCCCACAGACAAGTGGAATTTTGATTGGTAAAAATATAAGCGAATTGCAAAATTATTATGGTTCTGGAACAAGTACTAAAACCCAACAAACAGATGAAATGAATTCAATCACCTTCCAATTAAATAAAATAATACAAGGAAAAAATGTTGGTCAAAAAATTGATTTGAGGTTAAATGGTAAATCAATTTTAAGTTTACCTATCGAAAAATCTGATGGAATAGACACTAAACAATATTATGTAATGAATCAAGTCAAAATCTCCAATTTACAACCTGGTGAAAATTTAATTACTTGTGTCGTAAATAACAAACAATTAGATGCTATTAATTTTAACAAGTTTTACTTGAAGTTTAATGTCAAATAGAAAATAAATAATGTAACAAAAAACCCCTCCGATAAAGAGGGGTTATTTTATTTATTGATAATTCTGCCTTTTACCCACCCTTCGTTCAAAAAAGTAGATAAATCGTCTTTTTTAATTTTTTTATTTTGATTATCTTTTGTAATCCAAATTGTACCAAATTGTGAATTTGTTTCGCCTAAGCCTACATTTTTTTTTATCATAGACATTTTCTTTTTTGTCTCCTCTGAGTGTTTTCTACCTGTCCAATCAAAAGTAAAATTTGTTAATTTTCCTTCTTGGTGTCTTTTCTTTCCTGATTTAGACATAATTTCGGAATATTTTTTACGAAATTCTTCATCATTTTTTAATTTTTCTATAAAAATATGTTTTCCAATAACAGAACCTTTACTTTGAAAATTTGAAAAATGTTGGGCATTAATAAACCCACCTGATTCGCCACCAACTACTAAGTTCATACACAAACTATCGGATAATAATTCTCTATTGACAACTTCTTTTTCTTTTTCCAAAAGTATTTTTCTACTTGAGAAGAACTCTAAAATTTCTTTAGTGTGGTTTTCTTTTCCGTGAAAATTTATGGAATTCCATAATCTTTTACCACTACCAAAATAACCATCGTTTAAATTATCGGTAGAATGTATCCCAATATAAAATCTTTGTGTTTTAATACAAGTTATTTTATAAAGATAGTGGTATTTTCTATTTTCTGCTCTTATCATATATTTTTTTTTATATAAATATATGATAAGAACAAAAACTTCCGATGTGGAGGTATAGGGAGTCGAACCCTTTCCTGTCCATCTTAACTATTAAGGACTACATGTTTAGGACAACATTATTCGCAGTGTTCCGAGCTATTTGATTTTTATACTCCCAAAACCAACAAAATCGGCCAATTCATTTTTAGGGATGAGAATCGGTTAGACAACCCTATAGTGCTCCTGTTCCTGAGTTAATGCACCCCGACTCGAAAGTGGTAACCTATTGACTAGGCTACTACTGCTTCTTCAGCACGGATTAAACCTACTGCAGAAAGTTTGTTGATAACGTTGCCGTGTATCGTTTCAAACCAGTTTAACGGACTTAGTTCAGGTCCGACATGCCCCGAATAACTAACAACGTCAGTCGATACCAGATTACCCCCATATTTTCAATTAACTTTATACAAGGATAAATATAAATAATGAATAAACCAAGGTATTTATAAAGAAAAATATTTTTTATGACACCGAAGGAATTAGCTGATGAAGAATCAGAGATTAAATTTGAGGATGATAAGGTTTTATTTATCAAAGTGAAAGGGTATGACGCTATGGACTACTACGCTTCTGAAAAATTGAAGAGAGAATATAATAAGTTCAATAGATATGGTGATGTCTATTTAATCGTTGATAAAGATGGTGAGAATAGTTATGTATTGAATCAAGTAAGAAATGGCTATACTGATGTGTTGGATTTTGATGGGATGGTAAATAACTTTATGGATGTAATTGAGGATTATCCACAATTAGAATCGAAACTTGTTGAGTTCATTAAACCTGAGAACCCTTATGAAATGTTGTTATTAATTAAGGCGGGTAAAAAATATGATAAATGGGATATGAGAAGCATTGATGAATCTTTAAATGGGATGACACTTAACGAAAAGAATCCTGGTAAGAGTATGATTCAACTTATGTTTGATGCTGATGAATATATATCTTTTTTTGACTATAAAGAAGGTGAATGGGATGCAAGGATATTGGGGTCTATATTTGGAAATAGTTATTATGGTAGTTCTTTTGATTTGATACCTAGTGATATGACTTGGGACGATTGGAAAGAAGGTTATATGTTTGGTTCATTTGATGATAAAAACAAAAAAAAGTTGGATGATATTGTTTCATTTCTAATTCCTGGTGTAAAAGATTTAAAAGACAAAGATGAGGACAAATATAATAAGAGTGTTGCTCAGTTCTTAGATACCAATTTTCCGGTGGTTGGTGAAAGGATTGCTGATGAGTACAATTCATTAAGAAACGAATCCGCAGTAGAAAAAATCAAAGAAATTGGTATAAAAGATATTGCGGATGTATTCCAACAATATGGGGTTTTCAGAAAATCAGGTGTTTTTACAAATTATGTGACAACCGTAAATATCCTATTAAGTTTATATAAAAAAACTCAAAGTAAACAAGCAACAATTGTTGAACTATTTAAGGAATTGGGTGAAGAAATGGACTTAGATATTGGTTATTATAATGAAGTGGCTATGGATAGTTGGGATTTTGATTTTGAACAATTTAATGATGTTGTTGGTGACCAATTGGATACAATATTAGAAGAAATAGAAGATGAACCTGAAAAGTTTGAGGCCTTCAAAAACTATGCCGATGTATTGAAAAAACTTAATGATATGGGTTACCAAATTGGTGGTCAATATAAATTACCAAACACGGAAAATTCATTCAGAATTGACGAAATTAGAAAAGACGACTCAAAAGTAGTAATAGTTCATTGGAATAAATCATCAGGAAGGGGAGAAAGAAGAAGTTACACAATAGAAGAGTTTGTTAATTATTTACATTCACCAGAACTTTTTGAAAGTTTAGTAAAAAGATTGAAAAGAATTATGTAATATTGTTCTATGGAACAAAATATCAATTTTTTAAAAAGGGTTTTATCTGTCCCCACAAAAACATATAAAGAGGATTTAATGATTCAATTTTTAACCGAATGGTTGGTTGAAAATAATATTCCTTATTTTGTTGATAAGATGGGAAATGTTTATGCAACCAAACAAACTGATGAGGTTGAATATTTTCCTTGTGTCGTTGCCCACACAGATACCGTTCACGAGCTCGATACAATCAATATTCGTGAGATGATGTTACCCAATGACCAAAACGAATTAAAGATGGCCTTAAAGGCTTTTAATGACCAAGGATTACCCACTGGAATTGGGGGTGATGACAAATGTGGTGTTTATGTTTGTTTGGAGTTATTAAAACAATTACCAAATGTCAAAGCAGCTTTCTTTGTATCGGAAGAAACAGGATGTCATGGGTCAAAAAAAGCCGATAAAGATTTCTTCTCAAATGTTGGTTATGTTATGCAATTTGATGCTCCTGGTAATTGGATGGTCAGTGAGTATTGTATGGGTGTGAAACTATTTGATAAGGGTAGTGATTTCTTCGATAAATGTGATAAAGTATTAACGGAGGGTTTTAACAAAAGAAACAAATACCAATCTCACCCTTATACTGATGTTTACGCACTTAAACAACTATTTGATTTTTCTTGTATAAACTTTGCTGTTGGTTATTACAACTATCACACAGAACACGAATATGTAATTGTCGATGATGTTTATAATACTTTGGATATTGCTAAGAAAATGATTTCTGAGTTGGGAACAAAAAAATACACAAAGGAATACAAAAAATAAAAATCAGTATTTCAGATATATTTATAGATAAAACAAAGTATGGAAAATAAAAATATTGAGGAGGGTATTTTCGATTGGTTCACAGATAGATATCAAGGTTTAAAGGGAGCCTTTACAGGAAAGGGTTATGGTTATTTTAAATTTTTGAGTTCACTAAGAAACTTGGTTAGAAAACTAAAAAAATTGGATGAACCAAATGAGAGTGTTATAAACGACCTACAAAAATTGAGAACTGATATTGAACAAGCTAGTGGTTGGGAAAGTTTGGAAGATACTAAGAGAAAAAATTTAACTTTCGCAATAGACAAAGCAATCGAAAGTTTTAGGGAATATTCTAGATATGTGAATACAATAGAGGTGCTATCAACGAAAGTATTACAAGGTAAACCAACAAATACAACCCAAACTACACCAATACCACCTACTCAACCAACGCCTATTCAGACAACACCTACTCAGACAACAACAAGTCCGAATACTGGTGTTATTCCAGAAGGATACCGAAATGGGAAAAGGATTTTACAAGATGTAGAAAATATTAAAAACTTGATGAGATAAAAAAAAGGGACTATTCTGTCCCTTTTTTCTTTTTTGTCTTTTTGACTTCTTTATTTTTAAAAATAATTTTTTCTTCCTCGACAGTTAAAACATATTCTTCATTTTCTACAATAACTCCATTAAGAACTTCTTCGGAAACAAAATCCTCAATCTTATCTTGGATTGCGCGTTTAATGGGTCTTGCACCATATGTTTCATCAAATCCAACTTTAGATATAAGTTCCAACACCTTTTCATCACAACTGACATTATAATTTAACCCTTTCAATCTAGTTGTTAATTTATCTATTTCAAGTTTGACAATTTGTTTTACTTCATCTTCTTTCAAAGTGTTGAAAACTATAATCTCATCAATACGATTTAAAAATTCAGGGGCAAAGAATTTTTGTAATTCTTTTTTTAACATATCTCTTTTTTGTTCCTCTTCGATATAAGAATTACTCGAAGTTTTGAAACCAACACCAGTACCGAAATCTTGAAATTTCTTAACCCCAAGATTAGATGTCATAATGATAACACAATTCTTAAAATTTATTTTTCTACCCAAACCATCTGTTAAATGACCATCATCTAATACTTGTAATAAAGTTGAGAATACATCCTTGTTTGCTTTTTCTATTTCATCAAATAAGATTACAGAATAAGGTTTATTTTTAACTTGTTCGGTTAATTGTCCCCCTTCATCATAACCAACATAACCTGGAGGTGACCCAATTAATCTTGATATTGAATGTTTTTCTTGGAATTCTGACATGTCAACACGGATTAGGTTTTCTTCACTGCCAAATATTTCTTTGGCTAATTGTTTGGCTAAATATGTTTTACCTACACCTGTTGAACCCAAGAAGATAAATGAACCGATTGGTTTATTGGGGTCTTTGATTCCCAATCTATTTCTTCTAATACTCTTAGCTATTTTGGAAACAGCTTCAGATTGTCCAATAACCTTTGAAGATAGGTTTGAATCCAAAGAAGTAAGTTTATTAGTTTCGTCTGAGTTCATTTTGGACACAGGTATTTTGGTCATATTTGATACCACTTCATAAACTAATTCAACACTTACTTCTTTTTTCTTAACCAATAAATCCTTTTCGAACTTTTTCTTTTCTTCTTCCAATTTGTCCAATATCTTTGTTTCCTTATCTCTAAGGTCAGCGGCTAATTCGTAGTTTTGGGTTTTAACAACCTCTATTTTCTGTTGTTTTATATCTTGTGCTTTTTGTTTTAGTTCATCAATAATCTGAGGCATCTTAATTTCTACCTGACTTCTTGCTCCAACTTCATCAATAATATCAAATGCTTTATCTGGAAATTCTCTATCTGTAATATATCTTTCTGCCAAATCAACACACAACTTCAATACCTCGTCAGTATAACTTACCTTGTGGTAATTTTCATATTTGTCTTTAACATTAATGAGGATTTGTAATGTTTCTTCTTTTGTTGAGGGGTCAACGATGACTTTTTGGAAACGTCTTTCTAAGGCGCCATCTTTTTCAAAATTCTTTCTATATTCATCCAAAGTTGTTGCACCAATACATTGGATTTCCCCTCTTGCTAAGGCTGGTTTGAATATATTTGAGGCATCCAATGAACCTGATGAATTACCCGCACCAACAATTTGATGAATTTCATCGATAAACAAAATGATATTTGGGGCAGCTTGTAGTTCTTCTATAATCACCTTCATTCTTTCCTCAAATTGACCACGATATTTTGTTCCTGCGACAATTGAGGTCATATCTAAAGACATTATTCTTTTGTCCATCAAATTTCTTGGACAATCTCCATTCAATATTTTCAAGGCTAAACCTTCTACTATAGCGGTTTTTCCACAATTGTGTGATACAATTCCATTTGAGATATACTTATTTTCATTATCTAATACTTCTAAATCAAAAGTATTATGTATTCCAATTTCTTCATATAGAATAACTTCACTTAATTCATTGTTTTCACACCACACTAATTCTCCCTCTGTAATATTACCAAGATTTAACCAATAAGAACCATTGTCAAATTTGGTGAAAGGGTTCAAACTACTATTGTCGACTTCAACTAAATGGTCAATTGAACCTTCTAAAACCAACCCATTAGATAATGTAATTCTCACACATTCTTTATCGGCCTTTTTAAATAATTTACCTATTGGTTTAAATCCTAATGGTGTTTTAATGTTATATGTCCCGCCATTATTTTCAACCATCTTGAAAAACTCTTCTATTTTAATTTTCATATGTAGTTAATTTTATTTTTTCTATGAGTTTATCTAAATTCACATCATATATTAAGTTAATTTTATTAATAAAACAATGTTGAATTTTATCTTCCATCTTTTTTTTATAAAAATCAAAAATACTTCCCTCTTTGATAATTGATTTATTATCTAACATACCAAAATATTCGATGTATATATTATATTTGGGTAAATAAAAATCAGATTTTCGTAATGTGTTGGGATATGTTACTTCATAATGATAGTTTATGCTATTAAGTTCTAAAAAAAGAGCGAGTTTATATTCTTTTAATGATTTAAATCTAATTTGATTATGGTAAATAGCTGTTCCATATTTTGATTCAAAAGGGTTAAATGGTAATTTATCAATAAATTTCTCCTTAAGAATTTCTTTTTTAATATTAAACTTTTGATGTATAATTTTACTATTAATATAAGGTATCAATTCAGAGTATTTTTTTAAATCTAAATTATTTAACACATATTCCACGAAACACTCCACATTTTCACATTTCAAACCATTAAGAATCATTTCTTTAGTTTTTTCCAAAAAACTACTCCTTAATACTAATTCATCAAATTCTTTATTAACATAGTCATATGAATTTTTGGAGTTTTGAATCAAATTGTAATCATTTCTTTGTGAAAGAGTTCTAATCCATTTTTTCTGTCGTTCAGTAAATTTAATTAACCCTAACTCTTCTCCATATTTTTCAATACAAGTTTTTTTACTAAAAGTTGATTGTCTTTCACTTATTTTTTTCCTTGCAGTTTCTTCGTCAAAACCTTTTTTCAACCAATACCCTATTTTTGTATTCGTGGAAGCTGAATATTTTTCAGGGTTATTTTTTTTGTTGATTGACATTCTTACAGAATTATCTCGTTGTTTTTTAGAAATAAAACTATTTATTTCATTTTCCTCCCACCCCATACACTTGAGAAAAAGTGGATTATACAAACTTTCAGGATAATCTAAAATATTCCTCAACCAAGGTTTTATTTGTTTATAATTTAGACTTTCGGTTTTATTTATTTCACTATCTACAATAGAATAATAATCAATATGTATTTTCTTAAAATAAGAATAAATGTTATTATTGATAAGGAAATTTTCTAAATCATCTATTGTGTTTATAGTATAAACTATCTTTTTTTTATATAATATTTTCATAGTAAAGGAGGGTTAGGTAAATACCCTAACCATAAATATCACATATTTACAATTTCGTGAGATGTGTCATCTGATATTTTTTCAATTTCAATAAAAGTATCCTCCAAAACACAACCAGGTTCACCAATTATAATTGGATTATTTTTCTTTCTTCTTGATAATATTTGTGCTATCCTTGTAATTTCTCTATCCCTACCTACTACAGGATCCAACTTACCTTCTTCAGCAAGTTTAACCAAATCTTTTGCAAAGTTGTTTAATACTGGTGTGTCACCCTTACCTTTACTTGAGTAATCTCCATCTTTAGATTCTATCATAACTTTTTTATTTAATAATAATGTTTTATTTGGTATTTTCAACAATCTTGTAATGACAAAATGTCAGTATTTTTAATTACAAAGTGACATTATTGATTATCTTAATTAATTGGTATATAATTCGTACAATACTAAGTAAAATAAACTTAACAACAAACAATTTATTATGGATAACGATTTTTATAAAAAATTTGAGAAAATTTTGGATGAGATTTTCGGTGGAAAACATAAACCAACAATTCCACTAGAAAGTTTCTTGGATAACTTAAAGTATGATGAACTAAATACTGATTTCAGTAAATTGAGAAATTCAGTTAGAAAGACCAAGGATGGTATTATCACTTCAATTCATTTTGTGATTAATCCTAACACAAAATGGTCAGCATCTAATTCAAATACAAGGAGAGATTTGGAAACTAAATTAAATGAATGTATCCAAAACCAAGATTTTGAACAGGCAGCCAAAATCAGAGACGAAATAAAGGAACTTCAGAAAAACAAAGGGAAAATTGAAACTCTCAAAAAAGAAATGGAAATAGCTATTGAAAAACAAGATTTCGAAAGGGCTATAGAAATTAGAGATGAATTAAAAAAAATTAATTAACTTTAACCCCCAATATAAATGGGGGTTTTTTAAATTTAAAAAAATGGCAATATTAAAAGAAGAAATCAGGGGAACAAAGATTATCAATGAGATTCAATCAAGTAACATTAGAAGAACTGAGTTTGATACTGAATCAAAAGAATTAGTCGTGGAATTTAACAACGGACTAAGATATATGTATGAAGCTGTCCCACATCAAGTGTATACGCAGTTCAGAACATCGGAGTCACAAGGGAAATTTTTTAATTCAAAAATAGCGAAGACTTATAAATACAAAAAGATATAAAAATTATTGAAATGTGATAATATTTATCTACTATGGAAAGTCTCAATAAAGTAGTATCTAGTTTCAATATACAAGACAACTTACACCCAAAGATTTGGTATTTACCAAATGAAAAACATATGGGTGACCCTGAAGGTCAGAAATACAAATTAAATCCAAAGGTTAGAAAAAATCTTTTGGAAATTGCTTATCAATTTATTGATTCATTTGGTTTGGATGTTGTTATAGATGATATCATTATCACAGGTTCAATCGCTAATTATAATTGGTCAAAATACTCGGACATTGATGTTCACATTTTAGTTGATTACAATCAATTTAATCCAAAATTAAAGGATACCTATGTTGAATATTTTGATATGAAAAAAATAATATTCAACGAAAAAAGGAATGTAAAATTATTTGATTTTGATGTTGAGTTGTTTGTTGAGGACGCTGACGCTAAGGGTATTAGTGATGGTGTTTATTCACTTATGAATGATGAATGGTTAAAAGAACCAAGTAAAAAAAAGACCACAATCAATAAGTCTGAAATAATTAAAAATTCAAAAAAATGGATGCGTATCATAGATACACTTCTTAAACATTTGGAAGGGGAAAGTCCTGAAACAATAATCAACAATGTTAAAAAAATTAAAACTAAGTTAAAGAAATATCGAATTGATGGTCTTAAAGGTAGTGGAGAATTAGGATTGGAAAATTTGGTATTTAAAGTTTTAAGAAGAAACGGATACATTCAAAAGTTATATTCTGAACCGATTAAATTAATTGATAACAAACTTTCTTTAAAAGAGGCAGAGTTATCATCACCATTGGAAACGACAATAGTAGGTTCTAAGTTTGGTGCTGTAAGACCTGGTTTAGATACTAAAAAACCCCACTCAGGAGTTGATTTGAAAGCGTCAACAGGGACACCCATCTATTCACCTGATAATGGACTTGTTGTAAAATCTGATATGGTTGGAAACAATGGTGGATGTGGTGGTTCATTATTTATTAAACACAAAGATGGTTTTGAAAGTAGATTTTGTCATTGTAGTGATATACTAGTAAAGGTTGGGGATTCAGTAAAAAAGGGTCAAAAGGTTGCACTTAGTGGTGGGGGTAAAAATGATAGAGGTAGAGGTTTTTCAACCGGAGCACATTTACATTACACTTTAGTAAAAGATGGTGTTTTGGTTGACCCAATGAATTTCATAGGTAGTTTTACCCCAATGAAAGCCTTAACGAAAATGACAACATCTGTAGATGGAACTATCAAAAAAATAATGACAATACTTAAGAAACCTGAATATAAAGATGTTGAATTAGAAAAGTTAAAAGAAAAGAAAAAAGATATAAAAATTTTAGAAGACCTAACAAAGATTATAAATGAAAAGAAAGAACTGAAATTTTCAAGAAATAATAGTTTTGATGAAAGTGTTTTAATAATTCAAAAAATACTCAAGGTTTTAGGGTATGCTGATGATGACTTTAAAATAAATGGTATTTACGATTTGAATACTCAACAAGTTGTAAAGGAGTTTCAAACAGATAACGACTTAAGTTCAACAGGAACACTCAATACTGAAGACCTTAAAGTTATATATTTTTTGGTTTTAGCAAATGAGTTGCAACAAGCTGAATTTGACAAAATTGAATTAGATAAAGTAGATGAATTCTCCAATCCCGATTTATTAATCTATCAAGAAATTCTTACTAATTTAGGAGCACCAATATCTAAAGAAAATCTCAGATTTTTATATGCTTTGAGAAATAGTTTTACAGATACCAAAGCAAAAAACAATCCTTTTAATGTCAAATTCAATTTGATTGAAGACCCAAAGATGACTGATTACAATAAAACTGAGACAAAAAATTATTCATCACCCGAATTCGGTATAAAAGCAACTATAAAAACCTTGAAACAACCAAGGTACAAATGTATTGTTGACTCCTTGAAAATACAAGAAACTGCTGATGGAATCGCTCGTTGTGAAATTTTACAGAATATAGGAATCCAAGACGAAATTTTAGAATTGCTCAAAAATGAAAATTTGATACCTATAAAAATTTCAAATTAGGAGTGTGAACAGAATAAATAATTTTAATTGTATATTTATATTAAAATAATTAACAAAAAAAAATAATTATGGGAAAATTGAGACCTATTGGTAGTGAAAAACTACAAGGAGATGATAAAATTAGAAGAATGATTGAAATAAGTAACTATAACTTAAATGTACCTAAATCAATCAACGAAAATTCTTCTATGGAATATAAAAAAACTTTAGTTGATGGTAATACATATCATATCATCAAAGAGAAAAGTGGATATGTTTTGAAAAAGGGGTTGAATGAAAGTGTTGCGGAATATATTGAACCTATAGCAAATAGAAAATATTATTCTTCATACTCGCAAGCCTTCAAAAGATTGAACTTGATAGTTAAAGAGGTAAATGATAATTTTGGTCACAAGGGTAACATTTCACTTTTCAATGAATCAGATGATGAAACAAAATATTATTTGAACTTAGATGAACAAGGAGAAACTCCTCCAGCTCCTGCACCCGCACCTGCACCACAACCTCAAACACCACCCGCTCCAGCCCCTGAACCAAGTGCTGAAACTCCTATGACTCCAGAACCTGAGGTAGATATGTCCGATGAAATGGATGTAGAGACTATGGATGATGAAGAACAAGATGAGGAAGTTGTAACTTATAAATCTATACAAAAAACAGTTGGTAAGTTGGCTCAAAAAACTAGAGAGTTTTTGTCGGATGAAGAAAATCAATTAGATACTAAACAAATCAAATATATTATAAATTCAATATTGTCTGCTTTACCTTTAGAAGATTTGGATGAAGATGATAAAGAGGAAATTATGACTAAATTTGAAGGCGGTGAAGAGGAAGGTTATGAAGAAACTGAGACTGAAATAGATACTGAAGAAACACCAATTGAACCTCCTACCGAAGAAATGGGAATGGAAACTCCACCGGCACCTCCTACGCCTGAGGGTGAAATGGAAGAATCAGAACATATGTATAGACATGGTGGTCCTAGAACTATGAAAAATAGAATGGATACTGAAAATATGTTTGAGAATATGTTTAATGAATCAGTTGTGGATAAAGTATTGAGGAAATATTTTAAATCTGAACCAACTAAAAAAGTTATTTCAGAATCTAAAATTTCCAAAAATGTTAAAAGAAATTTAGATGGAATTGAAAGATTATCTGAATCATTTGCTCAAGAAAAATCATCAGTTAAATTGGTAAACAAATATCCTCACGCTAAACTTTTAGGTAGAAACAAGAAACAACAACTAGTATTTGAAATTAATAGTGAAAGAATATTCGTAACACAGAAAGGTAGTATCTTATGATGAATTTAATTTTTGTTAATGAATTAGGACCTAATTACAAAGGTGATAACATTTACGAATTTATTTTTTCAGATAAAATAGATGATGTTTGGGGTGAAATGTGGGATTCAAAACCATCAAATGGTTATCCAAATCCTCCCGACATTCAACACATAAAGAAAGTCGGAGTTTTGAAAAACGATAAGATATCATTATCAGTAATTCAAAAGTCCGATTATTTTTCAATGATAGATGCAATCGATGATGTTGTTGCTTTAGCTTGGGAGAACGAAAACGATGGGGTTAATTTTGATTTAGTTAAAAGATTAGTCTTCAGATATGGTGATAGTGAGGAAATAATTAAAAATAAATTATACGAAAGAGACATTGTTCTCGAATATGAAAAAAAATTAAGTTATGAACTTGAATAAAAAAATTGGATTTTTGTTAGACACAGGGTTCACTCCAAAGTTTGTTTCATCTTTAAATGAAAGTAAAATTAGTTTATTGTATGAAAAAATGACTAAAAAAGAAGAGAGTAAAGAAGCGCAAGAAATAACAACAAAAATAAAACGATTTTCCGCTTCAGAGGTTGCTGATGCTAAAACTAAAGGAGAGTCTTTGCCAGGGGGAAAAGCAGTTAAAATGAATCCTGATGGTAGTGTTGATGTTACAATGGAGGGAGTGGAAATTGGTGAAGATGATACAATTAATGTTGTTAATGATCCAGATGCAACAGCTGATGGAATGGGGATGTTCGAAACGGATATTAATGAAAAGTTCGAATCAAAAGCACAACAAGGATTATTTTGGGCTCGTTGTAATAAATGTAAGACTGATGATTGTAAGTGGTGTAAAATGGCGAAAGAGTTTTCCAAGAGTACATCAAAAAAACAATATAAAGATATGCCTGAAAAAAAACATCCTGAAAAGACTGTAAAATACAAGAAAAAAGAAACCAAGGAAAATTTTACTTTCAAAGATTATTTAGGTAAATTAGGTTCAACCTATACAAGTGAAATGGCAAAAAAAGTTAAAGGAACAACACCTACTTTTAGTGAATCAATCTTTGAAAAAAATTTAGAAAATATAATTCAAGAAAATTTAAAACCAACTATGAAAAAAAGAGATTTACTTAAACTAATTGAATCTGAAATCCAAAGAAAAAAAGGATTAAATGAAGATTTTTATTTTGATGAAAAGGAACCTGAATTAGATGAGGATTTTATGATGGATGGTGGTGATACAACAACAATTACCCCAGTAAAACCAAAAACAAAACCATCCATTGACCCTGATAAGGAGGAGGAATATGATGAACCTATGAATCCTGACGAAGGTGAAGAACCCCATCCCCAAGCACCATTAAAAGGTAAACCTATAGTAGCAAAGTCAAAAATGGATGACGAAAATGAAATTTTAGGTAAATTCAAAAAAAGATTCGATATGGATATGGATAGATTAGATAATGTAACACACAAACCACATAGATTCAAAAAATATTAAAAAAATGAAAAAATTATTATATGAGGCACCAATTGATGACTTTTTGAGTTCTGATGCTAAAGAAAAAATTATAAAAGCACAGAATAGAAAATATCAATCAGCAAAAGAAGGTGGTGGAAGTAGTAATAATATGGGTTACTTGATGAGTTATTTACCTAGTCTTGAATTGGAACACAAAACAAAATTATTGAATTTAGCAAAAGCAATATTTTTGTCCAAGTTTCCCAAAATCAAAGAAAGGGTTGATAAAGGTGTCTTAACTTTAGATGTTGATTTTTCAAGTAATCCAAGTATTAGGACTAAAACTCAAACTATTTCAACTGACCAAGTAAATAAAGCTAAAGAAATTGACCCAGATTTTGAAGAAAGAATAAAGGCAAGAAATTTTATTAATGCGACAACTCAGGGAACTGCTTGGGCTGATGGTTTTAATGCTTACAAAGAAGTCGAAAGTCAGTTGGAAAATCTTGACCCTGAACTTTTAAAAAAATATAAGGAGTTTGAAAATTCGGCTACAGTTTTCTATAATGATAACACACAAATGTTGGAAAGGATGGCTCAACAATCTGTTGGGAGGGTAGCATTCGCTGATGTTAGACCTGATGAAAGCAAACCAGGTAATTGGATAATAGAAGTAAGAGCCCCACACTTTCCTTTGTTAGTACACGAATTATTTAAGGCTGGTAGATATTATAATTCTATTCTTTTTATGCCTAAAGATAAAAATGTCAGTAATACTTTGAAGGATACTACAGATACTCATAAACATGAGATTAAGAATATGATTACTGGTAGAGAAATTAGTTCAAAGTTAAAGTATCTATGGGGTGAATTGATTGATGGTTATGAACCTTGGATGGATGGGATGATTCAAACTCAATTCAATAGAATTGCTAACGATGATGTGAAATTACACAATTACATTATGTATAATGGGGTATTAGATGGAGACCAAAAAGCTATGGATTTGTTTGAAAAATATTCTCAAAAGATTGTCAATTCAATTTTAAAAAATCCACCAAAAATAGAAAAACCCGATTACAACAAAATTATAAAAACAGAAAAAAAACCTGAGACAATTGAACCTGAAGAGGATGACGATTTCAATCCTGACGATTGGGATACTTTTGACTTTGATGATGATAACGATTAACTTACAAACCCCCATTTATAATTAAGTGGGGGTTTTTATATTTATATAAAATATAATTTATGAGTTTAACAAAAGAACAAGTTATGATTGAGTATGTAAAGTGTATGAAAGATACACCTTATGCACTCAGAACATATTTGGAAACATATGATAATACGGTATCAAAATATGTTCCATTGGAATTATTTCCTGACCAAATATCACTATTAAATGACTATGAGGAATACAATGAAAATATTGCATTAAAATACAGACAAGCTGGTGTGTCCACGGTGACAGCTGCTTGGATATCAAAGAAAATAGCTTTTGCTAAAAAGGTAAAACCTGAGAAAATTTTGATTATTGCCAATAAATTAGATACATCTATGGAGATGGCAAACAAGATAAGAATGTTTATTAGTCAATGGCCATCTTGGGTGGGTATTGATTTTGCAGCGGAAAAAAATTCACAAAAACATTACAAAACAAATAACGGATGTGAAGTAAAAGCGGTAGCAACATCAAAGGATGCTCTTCGTGGTTTTACACCAACAATTCTTGTATTTGACGAGGCTGCGTTTATTGATGCGGACTCTGACTTCTGGGCTGCTTGTATGGCCTCACTTTCAACTGGAGGTAAAGTTATTGTGGTATCAACACCAAATGGTTATGATGCAATTTACTATGAAATATATAATCAAGCAAGTAGGGGAATGAATGATTTCAAAATCTCTGAGATGTTTTGGTTTAGAGACCCAAGATACACAAAAGATTTGTACTTAGTTAAAACTCAAGATACAATCCATTACCTTCTCAATAAAGAAGAATACCCCAAAGATGAAATTATTAGTTGGGAAAATATTCAATTTGAGGACAGAAACTTCGAGGAACTTAAACTGATGATGGATTCAGGTTACAAACCCTGCTCTTCTTGGTTTGAAGGTATGGTTAAAAAATTGAAATATGATAAAAGAAAAGTATCTCAAGAGTTAGAGTGTAACTTCCTTGGTTCTGGTGATAATGTCTTTGATTCTTTATTGATGCAAAGGGTAAAAGAGAATATGATTAGAGAACCCCAAAATAAAATGATTGGTAACTCTTTATGGATTTGGAAAGAACCTGTGATGGGTCACAAATATGTAATGGGTGTGGATGTGAGTAGAGGGGATAGTGAGGATTTTAGTTCATTCCAAATTATTGATTTTGATGAAAGAGAACAAGTTGCGGAATATGTGGGAAAACTTCCACCTGATACAATGGCAGAAATATGTTACAAATGGGCTAATATGTATAATGCTTTTATTGTAATAGATATTACTGGAGGTATGGGTGTATCAACATCTAGAAAACTCCAAGAAATGGGTTATAAAAATCTGTATGTTGATGGGGTTGATTTGGCAAACAAATGGAAGTATGACCCAAAAGCTTTGGATAAAATACCTGGTCTCAATTTTAACAACAAACGAGTTCAAATAATCGCATCATTTGAAGAAGCGATGAGACATCAGTTCAAGATATATAGTTTACGATTATTCAATGAAATGAATACTTTCGTTTATATTAATGGAAGACCTGACCACCAAAAAGGACAACATGACGATTTAATTATGTCTATCGCTATGGCAACATATGTAGCAGAATCATCATTCACCAGTTTGGAAAAAGTAACCGAACAAACTAAGGCTATGTTGGAATCTTGGTCAGTTGCAAATAATGAAAACGCTTCTAAACAATTGGATTTTAATCCTGTGATACCTTATGGTCACGAAAGAATAAATCAACGAAATGTTAATGCAACAAGAGAGGATTATCAAAAATATGGTTGGTTATTTGGAAACAACGGACGATAATATTTATAAAATAAAACATATGGGACTAGTAAACAGAAAAAAATCAGGAAAGAAATTGAATGGGACAAAAATGATTGTTGAAGGTCAAGGTGTTAGTACAGTCGCTAAACCAACTCCATTTTCAGGAGAAAAATTAAAATTAACTCCAGTTAATAACCAACAAACAAATTAAACACTTGAGTTAGTTCTTATTTATGATAAATTAATTATATGGAACAAAAGAATAATTTAACGGTTTGGCAGAGACTTTCACACGCCTTCGGACCGAACGCTTTATTGAATCAGGATTATCCAACTTATAAGTTTGATAAAAAGGAGTTGTTGAGAACTCCATCCAAACAAGAATACGATAAGGAGTTACTTCAAGCACAACAAACATATTATTTGGCCAACCAATGGACAAAAATTGAGAGTAATTTATATACACAAGCAGTGTACTATGAACCAACTAGGTTGGCATCATTTTACGATTATGAATCAATGGAATATACCCCCGAAATATCTGCAGCATTAGACATTTATGGTGAAGAATCAACAACTGTAGACCAAAATGGTAATATGTTACAAATTTATTCCGAATCAAAAAGAATAAAATCAATATTAGCTGATTTATTCAATAATGTATTAGATATCAATACCAACTTACCAATGTGGACGAGAAATACTTGTAAGTATGGTGATAATTTTGTTTACCTTAAACTTGACCCAGATAAAGGGGTTGTTGGTTGTATGCAATTACCTAACATTGAGATTGAAAGATTGGAAAGGGGTATGCCTGCTCAAGCAAGTAGACAAAATGTTGAAGAACCTGCGGAAAACAAAGGTCTTAGATTTAAGTGGAAAGCCAAGGATATGGAATTCAACTCTTGGGAAATTGCTCACTTCAGATTATTGGGAGACGATAGAAAATTACCTTATGGTACTTCTATGTTAGAAAAAGCTAGAAGAATTTGGAAACAATTATTACTATCAGAAGATGCTATGTTGATATATAGAACATCAAGAGCTCCTGAGAGAAGGGTATTCAAGGTTTTTGTTGGGAATATGGATGATAAGGATGTTGAACCATATGTACAAAGGGTTGCTAATAAATTTAAACGAAGTCAAGTTGTTGATTCACAGACAGGTAATGTTGATATGAGATTTAATCAGATGGCTGTTGACCAAGATTACTTTATTCCTGTTCGTGACCCTGCTGCAACAAATCCAATTGAAACTTTGGCTGGTGGACAAAATTTGGGTGAGATTGCGGACATTGAATATATTCAAAAGAAACTACTTACTGCCTTGCGTGTACCCAAAGCATTTTTAGGTTTCGAAGAACCAGTTGGTGATGGTAAGAATTTATCCCTTATTGATATTCGTTTCGCAAGAACAATTAATAGAATTCAAAAATCAATGGTTGCTGAAATGAATAAAATAGCAATCATACATTTGTTTTTACTTGGTTTCGAGGATGAATTATCAAACTTCACACTTTCTTTAACTAACCCATCAAGTCAAGCTGATTTACTCAAGATTGATATATGGACAAGTAAAGTTGATTTATACACAAAATGTGTTACAGCTGTTGAGGGTATTGCCCCAACTTCAGTATCTTGGGCTAAAAAACATATTTTGGGATTTTCAGACGAGGAAATCAAATTAGACTTACAGCAACAAAGAATTGAAAAAGCTATTGGTGCAGAATTAACTAATACTGCTACAATTATAACTCATACAGGTATATTTGATAACATAGATAAATTGTATGGTAATGTATCTGGTGGTACAGCCTCTGAACAAGCCCCTGGTGATATGGGTAGTGAACCACCATCAGGGGGTGCAGAAATACCACCACCTCCCCCACCTTCAGGCGGACCTGAATTAGCACCTGAATCTACTAAACGAGACAATCTGAATATATTATTAGAAAGTGATAATTTAGTCGATGTTGATTCATTTATTGACTTGTCTAAGGCAAGAAACTATTTGGGTGAAATGGAAAATGAGTTAAATAAACTTTTAAATGATTGATATTTATAAATAAAAAGATTATGAAAGTCGGAATATTAAAATCCAAAATAGAAAAGAAACTCGTTGATAGTTACAAAACAAACAAACTAAATGAAAATTTGAAGGTCTTCAAGAAACTAGTTTTAGAAAACAAAAGAATAAGTAATTTATTTTTTATTTATGATGAAATGTCGTCAAAAAAAGGATTTGGTAACAAAGAAAAAGCGAATGACTATATCAATGAATGTGTAAAAATATATGAAAATAATTATAACAAAGTATCACTTAAGGAATGGAAAAAACTAATGAGTTGGGTTGGTGAAACTAATGTAGAAAATCAATACGACCAACTAGATACTTTTTTTAATTCGGATATTCTTCAAATAGAAAATAAGGTTGAAAGTAAAAACATTATAGTTGAGAACCTAATCCAATCTGAAAACAAAAAAGCTCCTCAAGTTAATTTACCAATCAAAACAATGGTGAATGTTGTAAATACAACAATTAACAAACACATAGAAAAATTGGACGAGGAAACAAAAAAAGAGTTAAAGTCTCTTTTTGAGGGTGATGTAAAGGAACTAGAAAAAAAATACTTAACGATTAAAGAAGAAGTGGTTACCAAATTAGAGTCACTAAAAAACACATCAGACACTGATACAAATAATAGAATAGACCAATCTATCAAAAAAATTCAAACTGAAAAATTTGATAAATTAAATTTCTACAAATTGAAGACACTTAATGAAAGTATTTAATTATACTTTTCTTTGTTCTTCTCAACATACTTTGCTTTATTGACTTGATTTCTTCTGATAATCGATGGTTTAGTGAATTCCTTTCGATTTCTTAATTCTGACATCAACTTAGTCTTGATTACTTTACTTTTGAAGAGTTTTAAAGCCTTCTCAATTGGGGTGTTATTATCTACTTTGATTATAAGCATTTCATATTTTTTATGGTTTATTTATTTTTTGACTTTCAGTTTAAATTTAATTACTTTTTTGTTAAATAAACGGAAATTAAATTATTTTTAATGAAAAAGGGTAAAACCTCAAAACTACAAGGATTCAAATCAACAAAAGTAACTTACGGCACAGTAGACTCATTTGAACTCAAATCATTATATCTCAATATCCAAACTTGGGTAGAACCTAAAAGAGAATCAGAAAATTGGACAAGAGTTGTTCTTAATCTCTCAAGAGCCATCAAACACACAATTCTTAATCACTTAGACAAAAAATTATTCAAAGACCAATATATTGTTGATTTAGACCTAAGACCAAGTGGAATACATTTAGGAAAAAAGTCTTTTTCTAATTTGGAAATCAATTTATTTTTAAATGAAACTAATGTCGACTTCAAAGATAGTAAACTCAAAGAAAGTTTAAAAGACATCGTAAAAAATATTTTAAACCAAAATTTCTACAAAAATGAATACTTTGATTTCTACCTTTCTAAAAAGAACAAATCCCCAGAAGTATAAATATCAATTCTAAGATATTTATTTTTAAAAAACACTATGGAATTGAAGTTATTGAAAGCAGGACAATCAGGTAAAGGAATTCTTATTGAAGAGGATGCTGGTTTCGTTTCACCTACCCACGAGGAAAATGCGAAGTTAATTAAAGAATCTAAAAACTTTCTTGACCACTCCAAACCATTCGAATTTTATGCTGTATTACAAAAATATAATACTCCAAATAGAAATGGAAGGGTATATCCCGAAAAGATTTTAAAAAGAGAAGCTGAAAACTATAAAAAGATGATTCAGAAAGGTACATCATTATCTGAACTAAATCACCCTGAATCATCTCTCATCGACCTTGATAGAGTATCTCATATCATTACAGAAATATGGTGGGAAGGTCCTATTCTAATGGGTAAACTAAAACTTTTAACAAGTCCTGGATTTCACGAAAGGGGAATTGTGTCAACCAAAGGGGATATGGCAGCAAATTACCTCAGACAAGGAGTTACTTTAGGTATTTCATCAAGAGGTGTTGGTTCTCTAAAAAAGGTGGGTGAACAAAATGAAGTTCAAGATGATTTCGAATTAATTTGTTTTGATTTAGTTTCTTCACCATCAACACCAGGTGCATATCTTTTCTTAAATAAAGAAGATAGGGATATGTACGCTGAAAATCTTGAAGAAGATAAAAAAATGGCACTTGAGAGAAATGTTGGAGAAAAAGGTAACGCAAGTCTTGACTTAATGAATAAATTGGCTAAACTTGGGTATTAGTAAATTTAAAATTTTTAGTATGGAAGACGGTCAAAAATATTTTGTTGCAAAGATTGCCGAGGATTTAGTCGATGACGAATCAGGTAAAGTGAAAAAAATTAAAGTGGAAAAATTAGTTATGGGTTATAATCCAACTGATGTTGAAGCCAAGGTTACAAAAATCTATGAACACTACACACAAGATTGGAGAATAACGGCAATCGTTGAAAGTAAAATAGACGAAGTAATCGAATAGTTTTTTACAAAAGAAATTATTTAAAAATTAAGGGAGTTTTTGACTCCCTTTTTTTTGTTTTATACAAAAATGAATTTTTTTCACATTATCGACATATTTATAAATAAAAAATTGAAAATGACAGAAAAAAATTCACTTGTTGAGGAAGCAATAATTTCAATGAAAAATTTGGAAGAATTAGTTGCTGAAAATGCAAAAGGAATACTTGCCTCTACTATGAGACAAGAAATCAAAGATTTAGTAAAAGAATCTCTTAACGAAGCTGATGATGAATCAGACGAAGAGATTGAGGACGAAACTGAGTTTGATTCAGACGACACCGAAGACGATTTCGAAGATGATTTCGAAGGTATGGATGATGAAGACGAAGGAGAGTTCGAAGATGAAGAAGAAACGATTGACCTTACGAATGAGCCAATGAGTACGGTTATGAAAGTCTTCAAAAAAATGGGTCCTGAAGACCAAATTGAAGTCCAAAAAGACGCCTCAGGTAATATTCATTTAACAGACAATGAAACTGATAATGAATATATGATTATGTCTGAAAGCGAAATGGAGGAATATTTTGGTGATATGGAAGAAGAAGATGAAAGCTTCGAAGATGAACCTTATTCAGAAAAAGGTCTTTCACCAGAAGAGGAAGAAGATTTGTTAGGTGATTTATTACCTGAAGAAGAACAAATGTACGAAATCGAAATGGAGGAAGATATGGATATCGATTATGACTTAGGTGTGGATGATACCACTGACGAAACTATTTATGAAATCGAAATGGACGAAGATTATATGATGGACGAAGAAATGGACGAAATGTATGATTCTATGGATGAGGAAATGTACGAAGATGACATGACTATGATGGAATCAAAAAAATCTATGAAACCAAAAGGTGTAGGAATCGGACACGGACCTAAATTCGATTATGGAAAAATTGTTGATTTTCCAACAAAGAAAATGAAAAAGGGTGATGAAGCACCATATATGGGAAAAGGACCTAGATATGAATTCGATAAAAAATCTCCAAGTTTGAGAGGTGAATTCAAAGAAGGTAAATATGGGATGAATAAAGGCGACAAATCAAAAACTCACAAAGGAGAAGAAGATTATACTGGAAAAAAAGGTATGGAGTCTAAAACTCACAAAGGTAAAGATTTTGAAAAAATGGAAACCAAAGAAGCTTCTCGTACTTACGGAATGGGTTCAAAATCAGGTCGTGGATTAAGAAAAGGAATTACTCCTAACAGAAATTTAACTTTCGAATCTGTTGACCACAAAGAATTAGAAATCCTAAGAGAAAAAAATGAAGAGTATAGAAAAGCTTTAAATGTTTTCAGAAACAAATTGAACGAAGTAGCTGTATTCAATTCAAATCTTGCTTACGCAACAAGATTATTTACTGAACACTCAACTTCAAAACAAGAAAAAATCAATATCCTACAAAGATTTGATGGTGTTGAAACTATTAAAGAATCTAAAAATCTTTACAAAACAATCAAAGACGAATTGTCTACTTCTAAAGGACAACAAGTTAATGAATCAATCGAAAGAACAATTCAAAAGACACCTACAACAGGTTCAGCAATTAATCTTATTGAATCAAAAACTTATGAGAACCCTCAGTTCTTGAGAATGAAAGACTTAATGTCAAAACTAAAATAAAAAATAAACAAAACCTAAAAACAAATACAAAATGGGAGCATTATTAGAATCGGGTCTTGTTGGTAACATTGGTTTGAAACACCTTAAAGTTATCAAAGAAGATACTATTAACAAATGGGATAAATTAGGATTCCTTGAAGGTCTTAGAGGCCACCTAAAAGAAAATGTAGCTCAGTTATATGAAAACCAAGCTTCATTCTTAATCAACGAAGCAACTTCTGATGGATCTTCTGGATCTTTCGAAACTGTTGTTTTCCCTATCGTAAGAAGAGTATTCTCTAAATTGTTAGCGAATGACATCGTATCTGTACAAGCTATGAACTTACCTATCGGTAAATTGTTCTACTTCGTACCTAAAATCCAAGGTTATAGTGGTGGTACTTTCACAGGTGCTTATCCTACTAACTCTGGTGACCACTACGCACCTGTAGGTTCTCCTGGTAACTATCCTGGTAATCCTAATAGTGGTTATGGTGCAGCTACTGACACTGGATCATACAATCCACAATACCAAAAGAATCTTTATGATTTATTCTATGAAGGTAATGAAGCTGGTTTAGACCCTGCTGGTTTATTCGACTATTCAAAAGGTCGTTGGTCTGCTGTTACAGCTAACACAGTTGTTCAAACTTGGTCTAATGGTTCATTAACTAATTATGTACCTGAAGCGGGTAACTACAGAAAAGTAATTATGAAACTTTGTGGATGGTCTACATTCCCAGGTTATGGTAAATTAATCGGTCCTGATGGAAACGAGGTTGATTCTGAAACTTTCTTAGCTGACCTTAAAATCTTTGCAACTTCAGCACTTTCAGCTTCAACTACACCTTGTAGTGTATTGAAAAACTCTGCAGGTACTTTCGTTCCTTTATTGTTCAGAGTTGTTACTCAACAATATGGTAAAGGTATCGTAAATCCTACTTATTCTAATTATCAAACGACTTGGCCTACAAATGGTAATGGTGGTCAGTTTGATAATGTTTGTGATGCAAATGGTTGTATTTACTTAGAAGTTGACTTATCTTGTCCTGTATGTGCTGATTGTAACGCAACATCTTTAGATGGTTACACAGGTACAACAATTTCTTCAGGTACTTCTGGTACATCATTCGTTGCTGTATGGAGAAGATACGAAGAATTAGAATTCGAAGACAAAATTGGTGAAGTTTCTTTCGACCTTGAATCAGTAACTGTTTCTGTAAGTGAAAGAAAACTTAGAGCTCAATGGTCTCCTGAATTAGCACAAGATGTTGCTGCATTCCACAACATTGATGCTGAAGCTGAATTAACTGCACTTCTTTCTGAACAAGTTGCTGCTGAAATCGATAGAGAAATCCTTCGTGACCTTAGAAAAGGTGCTGCTTGGAACTTGAGATGGGATTACAACGGATGGAGAAGAATCTCTACTGGTGGTGCTATCGCTT